TGAGAAAACCTAAGTGTTCCGGTTCGAGGAGAACATCGGTGCCATCAACCGTGGTGGTAAGGATGGAGCAGGACGTGGTGTGTGTATGGCGGTGGAGTGGGCTATTAAAGGTGGATACGATTACGTAGCCATCACCGAGGCTGACTTCTTCTTTTGCGAGCCCGTACGCAAGATCATCAATCGAATGAATAAGTCCGGGGTGAAGGTTGCCTCACCAGGATTTGCTGTGCCATTCTGGTTCCCGGAGTTTGGCATCTTCTTCCTCGACGTGGAGTACGCCAAGGAATTTGATTTCATCGGGAAGTACGATTGGCAGAACACTCAGACCTATCCTCTCCTTGAGATCAAACTTGAGAATCTATTCGGTGATGACCTGTTCATGCTCGGCATCCGTGGACAGCGCAACGACTATAACCAGGTCAATGTCGCTAACCTCGCAAACAACTATCCATACGGTAACTGCAAGTGGCTCACGCAAAACCGTGACCCGAATGTTTATCTACGCCTACTAGAGGTCAATGGGATCGTACCGAAATGATAAAATCCATCCGACGTTGGATTGCTATTCTTCGAGAACTCAAGGCCATGCTCGACTACGCCACCAACAGGAATACCCCATGATCATCGCTATCGTAGGGGCGGGAGGGCAGGGTAAAACCGTGGAGGACTGTCTATCGTCCTACGCCGATCCTTCGCATCGGATATTCTTCGACGACAAGACTAATCTTCCGGTCAAGTCACTTTATAAGCAGGAAGGTTTCAAGCAATTCCTGACCGTTGTAGCCATCGGGGACAACGTAATACGAAGCCTCATATGCGAGCAGATTTTGATTCGTGGCGGGAATCTTCTCACTGTCCAGCATAAGGATTGCTTCGTTTCATCGTCTGCCAAGATCGGGGTTGGATCGACTATCCATTTCGGGGTTCACGTCGGGGCAGGGGTGGTACTCGGAAAAGGCTGTATCATCAACAATGGCGCCAGCGTCGGCCATGGATGCAAGCTAGGAAACTACGTAAACGTTTGTGACGGTACCATGTTTGGTGGCGACGTTAAAGTCGGAGACGAGACGTTCATAGGATTGAATTGCACAATCCTTCCCAAGATCAAGATCGGTAAGTCATGTACGATCGGAGCTGGATCGGTAGTCATCCACAATGTACATGATGGGGCCAAGGTAGTCGGTAATCCCGCGAGGCCGATATGACTTTACCCATTGTCAGACCCCAGCATCCGAGGCTGTTCGATATCGATAGCTATTTCGATAAGGCTCTGGAGACCGGGAATGTCACTAATAATGGCGATCACGTCCAAGCATTCGAGGCCAAGCTAACCGAGCTACTCGGCGTACCAACGATTTGCTTAAATAGCGGTATGTCAGCATTAGTCGCCATGCTACGCGCTATCGACGTCGTGGACATGGACGTTATCGTTCCGTCGTTCACTTTCGCCGCGACTCCTCATGCGGTGATCCTGGCTGGCGGTCGCCCGGTATTCGCCGACATTGATGAACAAACCCTGTGCCTTGATCCAATCGCCGCGGAGAGAGCCATTACCGGCCGCACCACGGCAATCATGGGTGTGGATGCCTACGGACTATGCTGGCAACCTCCTAAAGGTTGGAGCGCCGGTGGGCATATAGACGTGCTGATTGATTCGGCCCCGGCGTTCGGTTCGGAGATATCCGGAACTAACTCATATGCCAGAGCCAAGGCACAGGTCTATTCGTTCCATGCGACAAAGCCATTCTCGACGATGGAGGGAGGATGTCTGTGCTCAAGTGATCCAACCTTAATAGATCGCGCCAAGGCCATACGAAACTTCGGTATCGGTCAGGATGGCAAGGTTGAGCAGATTGGGATTAACGGAAAGATGATAGAGGTCTGTGCCATCATCGGGCTAAAGCAATTGGAAACTTGGCCCGAGCGGAGGTTGGCAAGATCGGTAGCGGAGGCCGCGCTGCATGACACTTTAGAAGAGATCAGGGGAATTAAACTTATTAAGCCACCTTCCAACCAGATGCCGATCTGGACGTACATGCCAATCCTCGTCACCGACAATTTCGGCGTACCGCGGGATATCGTGGTCAAGAAACTCCACGAGAAAGGCATCATGGTCCGCCAGTATTATGAACCGTGCCATCTAATGCCAGCCTACCAATACAATCCAAAATACCCGTCAGGTCACGTTAAGCTTGCCGTGACCGAACATATTGCAGAGCAGGTGATAGCGCTTCCGGTCTATGGAGATATGAAGAAGAAGGAGATCAACGAGATTTCCGGGGCGCTCCGATCAATCCAGAAAGAATACGCATGAGGATTTTGATCGCCGGGGCTGGCGGGTATATCGGGATTCCTCTTTACGAAGAACTGGCGAAGAGAGGCCATGAGGTCTGGGGTTTCGACCGGTGGTTCTTCGGTAAGAAACCAATGGGAATTGCTAGCGGTATTTACGCAGATATAAGAACCGTAGACCCTAGAAAGATGCCGCAGATGGATGCGGTTATCGACCTAGCCGGTCTCTCCAATGATGCCTCTGCCGATATTGATCCGGAGTTGACGACATCCATCAATCTCCACGGTGCCTGTAGACTGGCTACGCTGGCCAAGGATGCGGGTACGCGAAGGTATATCTACTCCAGCTCATGTTCGATTTACGGAGCTGGTGAACGCGCTGGGCTATCTGAGGGCGATGATCCGAACCCTCTGACGGCATATGCAAGGTCCAAGGTTGGCGTCGAGGATCATCTTCGATCGATAGCATCTCCAGATTTCGACCCGATCATATTTCGCAATGCAACAGTGTTTGGCGCATCTCCCCGCATGAGATTTGACCTGGCCGTCAACATCATGACGCTCAGGGCATGGCGGGATAGACTGATTTATGTGATGGGATCTGGAAAGCAGTATCGTCCCTTTGTTCATGTGTTGGATGTGGTAAGGGCATTCGTGCTTGCGGTGGAGCGGAAGGAATATACTAACGATACGTTCAACGTCGGATGTGACAGCATGAATATGTCGATTGAGGAACTATCCTCTCGGGTAAAAAATGTTTTCCCGTCTGCGGACGTTCACAACATCCCGGACGATCCCGATAAGCGCAGTTACAACGTCTCGTTCCAGAAGATAAAATCAGCCATGCAATTCAAGGTGCACCATGACGTCACCATGGGAATTTGCGAAGTTAAAGACGCCTTGATCAAGGGGAAGATCAGCGGAGATGACCCTACCGCATACACTTTGAACTGGTATCGTTCGTTGATGGACTGGGACCGTAGACTTAGCGAGATACGGCTAGACGGCAGGATCCTATGAGCAAAGAAATAGCCGACAAATTCCGCGTCATGGCCGATCGTATAGAGAAGAACACTGGAGAGCCGTTCGGCGGCTGCGTCATGATCTTCCCGCCCGGAGATAACATCGAACCAATCGAGCTGCTTTGGCTTGATGCCAAGACCGATATCCCATCGTTCTGGGGTACGATTAGGGCCAAGTGCGATATCGCGGTAGCCGAACACGCCAACCAGTCTAGAATGGGGCAGGCTTTCCGAAGGTAAGATATTGTGATATTTCTCATCTATGGCCCCGTGGAGCAGAAAAAAGCGCGTCGAATTCGAAGGGGCGTTCTATGACTTCCTTTCCGAATGCCGAGTAAACAGCAAGGATGACGGAGAGATCATCCTTGGTAATTGCCTTTACCGAGCACAGCGCATACTTTTCACCGCGATATTCGACGGTATGGAGCAGGACATCCATACGTTTGACGCTCTCAAATCCCGACAATTGGGCATCTCGACATCGGCCCGCGCCCTTAATGTATTCTGGAGCGGCATGCACGATGGCCTAGCAAGCGCGTGCGTGTTCGATACCGATACCAATAAACAGAACGCCCGTCGCGAGATAGAAACTATGGTTGAGGCTTTGCCTGATAGCCTCGGGTTTCCCAAGATCAAAGCAAATAACCGAAACGCAATCACCTTGGAAAACAACTCGACTATTACCTTCATGTCGGCCGGCGTTAAAAAGAGTAAGTCGTCCGGAACTCTAGGCCGGTCTTTAGGCCTAAGCGCGTATAATGCCTCCGAAATTTGCAGCTTTGATAACGATGAGGGCTGGGAAGCATTCCAAAACTCGGTATCTGATAAGCATCCAAACCGACTTTATGTGAGAGAGTCCACTGCCCGCGGCTACAACTCTTGGCATGAAATATGGGAGGAAGATAGATCCGACCCCACTCATGTTACGTGCGTCTTCTTAGGATGGTGGTCTAAGGATACTCAGGTAATCGAGCGTAACGAAGCTGACTTCGAACTCTACGGCGTCCAGCCACCTACCGATATCGAGATTAAGAAAATAGAGTTGGTAAAGAAGCTATACGGCTGGCAGATAACTCCTGAGCAGTTGGCATGGGTGCGCCGTAAGAGCGATCCTACCGGAAAGAAAGAGGGAGATGCGCCCGCTGAATTCACTCCAAACGTAATCCGTCTTCAGGAGCAGCCGTGGGTCGAGGAGGACGCATGGCAGATGACCGGGAGTGTGTTCTTCACTCCGGAGAAACTAGCTGAGCAGGCCAACCGTAATGTCGCCAAGAACTTCTCAACTTACTACTTCGCTCCCGGTATAGAATTCACTGATATGCGCGTCTATAAACCGCCGAATAATAAGTCGATCGAGCTGAAGATATGGGAACCGCCGCAGCAAGAATCGGTATACGTGGTAGCTGCTGACCCAGCCTTTGGTTCCCATGAGGATAATGACCGGTCCAGCATTCAAGTTCTGAGATGCTACGCTGACGGGTGCGATCAGGTCGCCGAATACGCATGGCCACTGATAGGGACTCGACCATTTGCTTGGGTAATTCTTGCCTTGGCTGGCTGGTACGCCAAGGAGATGAGCGACATTTATCTGATCGTTGAACTCAATGGGCCCGGCAACGCGGTGTGGGATGAGATCGTGTCCACTCGCCAGCATATTAACGCCGGGTATCAGCCCCATGAAATGGACGATAAGGGATTGGCTAACGTTTTCTGGAACGTAAAGAATTACGTCTATAGCCGCCCTGATTCGCTGGGTGCTGGGAAGGCTCAGCAATGGCGCACGTCAGGTGGTGCGGGCCCTACTGCAAAGGTTCGTCTGATGGAGCGTCTGAGGGATTTTACCGACAATGGAATGCTTCGTATCAGGTCTCAGGACTCCCTCGAGGAAATGAGATCCGTTACCCGTGAAGGTGATACGATAGCCGCTCAGGGCAAGAATAAGGACGACCGAGTGATGGCCTTGGCCTTGGGCATTCGATGCTGGGAGGAACGGGTCAGGCGTACGCTATCGGTCAGCCAAAGAACCAGGGAACGGGAGTTGTCCAAGCTTCGGTTGACACCGGAGGACCGATACAAGATGTTCACCTCCTACCAGTTTCAGCAATTTTTGGGCGAGAAGAAGATATTGAGGGAGCGGGAAATGCGAGCTCTCAAGGCCCATAATCGGAGGTTTGGACGTCGATGAAGTACAAACTCCAGTGCAATTTCTGTAGCGAAACTTTCACCCATATTGGCAACTCTTTCCCTACGCACTGCCCGCTGTGCTTTGCCTACGTCGGGCTAGATGGCAAGCCGGAGGTAAACCTCCCGTTCCTGTCCAAGGCGGTTAACAAGACACCGGATACCCTCAATAGACAAATGGAGTCAATGGCCAACGATAGACGGTATCAAGCCGCGGAGATGACCGGAAATCCCGTATCAGACTTTGATTCGATGAAGCATACCAACATGAGGGATAGTCTCCATGAGGGTGACACTTCTTATGTCCCGACACGGCAGCCAGCCACCGATGATCTCAAGGTTCAATTCGGTGATGGGCAGGGAGGCAATATAGACCCGGCTATCCTGCAAGGAGTGAGAACCGGGGGCAACGCCAATATGGGGGCAAATCAGGTAATGCCGTCGATCAGAAGTCTACACCAAAGGAATGCCCACGCCATTGTTGCCAAGGGAAGCATTAAGGCAAAAGGCTGATGCTTCATATCCCGACACAGGAAACCGCTCTAGTACGCTTTATCAACGAGCATATTGAATTGTGTATGGAGACGGCTGCGGGGCGGGCTTCCGAGTGTCGTCTAATCAATGCGATCGTGGAAACCGGAAGGACCGATGGCGCTAAGTCCAAGATGAACATGCTCTACAATCATCTGGATCGTTTGACTGCCTACCTCTATTCTCCCACCGACCTACGGTTCACGCTAGATTTTGAGAACGATTACCCGGAGAGAATTTATCAGCAGGCCGGAGTAGTAGCACGAAGTCTTACGCGGGATTGGGAGCGAAATAATATTGACACGCTATTCGGCGCCGGAGTTTTTGAATCCCTCAAGTACGGATCATCTATCCTGAAACAATGGACAGAGACGACCGACGATGAGGATGTCTCGTTCTGTAGTCGGCTAACAAACCAGTGGAACTTTGGAGTTTATACGGAAGACGAAAACGACCTGTCAAAGCAGGAAGTCCTCTGCGAGCGCATGTACCTCACGATGCCGGAGGTATGGCAGCGAATCTATCGTCTGCCAGGCGCTAAAGAATTGATGAAGCGTATCAAGTCTCATTCAAGATCGGGAGAATCCGACTGGGGCGCGACGTCATTCTTCCATCAGGTTCTATCGGTTTCCGCTCTCAATACATCTCAGGTTAATCCAGTTCCGCCTCCCGGTGGCATCGTCGATCTAGCCAATAACCAGAACTACTCGATGATGTCGCCGACCATCGCGGCAAATCGAGTTTTGATGCACGAACTCTGGGTCAAGGACGAGCACGATTACGTCACGTTACAGATGATTGAGCCAGATATAATCGTCGCCCCGTACCGAAAGGACGGGATTGTGATGAGGAAACAGAACCTCATGGTTCCTGGCGACATGAAAACCGGTCGCCATCCGTACACTCTGATCCAACCCAACCAGATGAGGGGATATATCTGGGGACGAACCGAAATATCAGATCTGGTCGAACCTCAGATGTTACTCTCTCAAGGCGCAGACGACGCTCAGAGATTGCTAGGTGTCCAAGTCGATAAGATCATTGGGTACACTGGCGTCGACGGAATGACCGATGAGAGATACGACGCCATGAGGGGAGCAGGATGGGTGTCAGCTCCACAGCAAGCTACAATGGCCGACCTCACCCCTAAATTTCCCAATGAGCTTCTGCCAATGCTCAAGTTCTATATCGAGCAGTTGAATGTCATTGGGGGGTTCTCTGACCTTATGCAAGGACGAGGAGAATCAGGAGTTCGTGCTGGAACGCACGCCAATACCCTGATGAAAACAGGGTCTCCCAGACTTAGAGATCGGTCGTTACTTGTGGAGCGTCAATGCGCCACAGCGGCCGATCTCACTCTTTTGCTCAAGACGGCAAAGGACGGAGACCAGTTTTGGACAAAAGCCGAAACGCTAGAGGATATCAAAAACACCACATTCCGTCTGACAGACCTTCCTGACGATAGGAGAGTGGCAGTAGATAGCCACAGCTCTAGTCCGATATTTGCGGACGATCATCAGCAACTAACGGCGTTTGGTTTGAAGGCCGGATTCATTGATGGCGAGGAAGCGATCGAAGACCTTCCGTATCCTAACAAGGAACGGAAAAAGCAGAAATATCGGATGAAGCAGGTTGCTCAGCAGAAGAAGCTGGAAGAGTTGAAGCAGGCCGATCCGGAAGCTTATGCTAAGCTATTGAGCCACGGTAAAAAGTAGTTCACGTCCCGCTTTTCAAAAGCCATACCATCAGAATAATCACGGCACTGCAAAGCACATATAGCGCGACCGTTTTCCACCGTTCTGGGCCGGGGCTTTGCCTAACGTATCGGGCCAATATGTAGTCCTCCGCCCATCCCAACTAGGCATCCCAATAATCCGAACACGATCCAGATAATGAAAATCGCAACGATCGCCCACAGGACGATGTTGATGATGGCACCGATGGCTCCTCCGGCCGCTCCAATTAGGCTGAGCAAAAGCGGGACTAGTATTTTTATAATGGCAACGACGGCGAAGATGATAACTAGATCGATGCATAACTGCTGGACCCACCGATTGAGAAACATCCGCCCATGGTAAATCCCTCTGGGGGTTAATTCACAGAGGTCTAAGTCGCATAAGGGACAAAAGTTCCGTTAGGCGGTCTTCAGTGCCTCAAGCGCCGCGGTGTTGGTCGTGATCTGAGTGGTGTCAGCATCAACCCCAGCCTGATCGGTAGTACCTGACTGTAGCGTTGCGATGGTAGAAGCTTGTGTTGCGATCTCGGCTTTCAGCGAAGTGATGAGTGCCTGCATGTCAGTTACCGCCTGAGTATTAGCAGCTACGGCGGCATTCAAATTGGTTAAGTCGGCCATGATTTTCTCCAGTGCTTGAAGGACAAGCATTTGTAATTCACGTTCGTCCATATCAAACTTTCTGGGGTTACGCCACTTCGGCGCTTTCGCTCCATAAGATGAACTCGTAAGTCGGCAGTCGGTATACTCTGCCCCGCTTCCGATACGGTGGCCCACCGTCCCTTCCTAATCTATCGTAAATAAAGTCGGTGCAAACTCCAGCCAACTCGGCGGCCTCCTTGACGGTCAGGTATCTCTTGCGCCTGACTAGCTGTTGTATCTCAACGGCCTGCATGTTCCGCTAATTGTCCTGTTTGCCGACACTCACCAAATACATCCGTTCTAGTCCTAAAGCAACCGAATGGCGGTTAACCCGTCGCTCAACGGACACATGACGTGTAGCCATCCCGGCTATCCGCGAAACCTCGCAGACACACGGAGGACCAACCCGATGATCACTCGTAATCGGCGCAAAGGTCGCAAGCACCGGAAGTAAGCTTGCATGGCACTACCTCCTTCTGTTTCTCCTCCGCCTACACCCGGACAACCTCCGGGAGGGGCACCAACTCAACCGCCGTTTGGTGGGTCGCCTGCCGTGACCCCTACCCCAAACAAGGGGTTCGAGATGGCGGGGAAGCAGAAGGTCGCCATGGCCGTTAAGGTTCTACAGGATGCTCTACCGATGTACGGGGCATCCTCTGACGAGGGGCAAGTCATTCTCGATTGCCTCAGGAAATTGGGGAAGATGGCCCAGCCAGGCGATGTCAGCCAGTCGGGCCAGGTCAACGGTCTTCAACAGCAGATGCTCAAGGCGTTGCAATCAGGTCAGACGCAGAAATCAATGGCCGCTCCGCAAGCCGGGGCAGGCGCAGCGCCGGGGGGCGCACCTCCAACCCCGTCACCGGCAGCCGCCGCGTAAGGAGATCAAGATGAGTCTATTCCAGAACTCTACCAAAACCCTCCCGAAGAAACCCGACGAACAGATCGTCCGAGTTGACATGGAAGAGGACCAGATTTCCGGTCGCAAGAGCCATCTTCCTAAGGGCGCTACCGGTACTGGTGGGATGACCATCCAGCACGTCGGGTCGTCCTCGGGGAGCATGAAGTAACATGCCAGAGATCGACGAGACGAGGCTTGGAAGCTTGAACGCGGTCGCTCAGATCGCCGACGCGCTCCTGAAAAACCCCAAGACGCGCAAGAAGTATCTCGAGGCCGTCAAGGAAGCCCGTCCGGATCTCCCGATCCCGGAGATTGATGCCGCGGCCCCGGTCGCTAGTGAGATCGCTGCCGTTCGCGAGGAATTTACGAAAGAGTTGAAGGCGATCCGCGAGGACCGGGAAAAAGATAAAAATGACCGCCTCCTCGGCTCCGTTCGCGAACAGTACAACAAGGGAAAGCAGGAATTGCTTGACCTTGGCTATACGACGGAAGGTGTGGCCGACGTCGAGAAGTTCATGGAGGCCAACAACCTCACCGACTTCTCCCTAGCGCGCAAGGCATACGAATTCGATAACCCCCGTCCTGCTCCTGGCCGCCCGTCAAGAAACAATTTCTGGGATGCTCAGGAAGCCAAGGCCGCCGGCAGCGACGATTATATCAAGAAGCTTTTCGAGACAGGCGGACAGGACGAATCGGTTCTGGACGCGCAGATCAGCACCGTGCTTGCCGAGGCCCGTCAGGGTTTAGGTGGAGCTAGGGCGAGGTAGGAGAGAGACAAATGTCCGTTTCGCCCATTCAAGGTATCGGCGTTGCTCCATCAGGCGCCCTCGGAAATGAACTGAACAGCACCGTCAGACGTGCTTTCGTGCCAAATTTATTTGTCCAGATATACTTCTCAAGCCCAAATCTATTTTATCTGATCGGCAACGCGAAGAAGGCGGCCGGCGGCTTCAACCAGATCACCATTCCACTGCAGGGGCAGTCGATGGTGCAGGGCGGATTTACCAACTACGGCGGATCGTTCGCTCAGCCTCAGGTGATTCCGGCGGTACAGAATGCCCAGTTCAACCTGGCGTACTGGACCGTTGGCATTCCTCTTCCGTTTGGCGAGTCGGTTATCCAGTCGACAGAGACCGTCATTCCGCTTTTGAAAGCGAGAATGAACGATGCGTATTCGGTGACTTGGCAGAATTTCGCGCAGTTGGTTTATACATCGGCGTCGACCACGAATGCGATTTTCCCGGATTCATATGTCAACGCATTCGATAACGGTACAAACTTCTCCAACTATGGCGGTGTTAACCGGTTGCAGGCCGGTAACTCCTTCTTCAAGGGACAGTACATCAATCTCGGTGCCGCACCGTGGTCTCTCTCCGCCGGTTTTACCCGTGCTTCGATGTCCAGTTTCCTTACGAAGGTTACGGATACTGCGGGTGGTGAAGCTCCAACCTTTGTGGTGATGAACCCAGCCGATTGGGCTACCCTCAACAAGGACTTCATCGGGACGGAAACGCTTTTCCTCCGGATGGGCGTCAATGGCGGGATGGATACGGCCAGGAATTCGTCGTTCCCTAATCTTCTGGTCAACAATATCCCGATTTTCGCCGATCACTTCTGCCCGGTTGGTCAGGTCTTTGCCGTCAACACCAAGTACGTCTCGATGTATTTGAGTGAAGACGCGGCCTTCGACTTCTCTGGGTTCTATTCGCTCGTTCCGCTGAACCAGATGGCGCAACAGGGCGTCGTGGTTGCCGGGTACAATATCGTCTGTGCCAAGCCAGTGTCTTGCGCGATCGGGTATGGCCTCGGTGGCAACGCCTTCTGATAGGAGAATGCAATGAGCCAAATTCAGGGAGGCGCGGGTCTTGGATTAAAGCCGCCTCAGTACGCCTACCCCTCGGAACTTAACCAAGCGGCCCCGGACGTTGCATCGGCGTATATCGGTTTTGCGGCTGGTGACGCTCTCCCCGTTCCTGCCGGACAGCAGTTTATCGAGCCAGGATCGTATATGTTTCTCCAATACCTTGACCCGATCAACGGGGCATGGAGGGGACACAATACCGCTCGTGGCGCTGACGGAGGAATGCTCTGGTCTGACGGCGTAAATTACCGAATTTCCAACCTGACCGGTTGTCCGGTGGCTGCGGTCGTTACCGCGGGCGGGTCCGGTTATGTACAGTCATCGACGACCTGCGCGGCTTCAACCGGTGGCTCTCTTTGGCAGCCGATCGTCGGCGGCATGGTGTCAATGAGCACCATTTCGGTGGCTGGATCGGGTTATGGCATCGCGCCGCTTCTGTTTATCCAGGAACCTCCGTTCCCCGGCGTGCAGGCTACCGGTCATTGCGCTATCACGGGCGGGTCGGTTACCAGCGTCGTGCTAGACAATGTGGGAGCTGGCTATATCACCGCTCCGTCCGCGGTAATTATCCCGTCCCCGTACGATCCGAACTTGCCGACGCTCCCGGTGCAGGCCGCCGCCACCCTTGCCTTGGTTGGGTCTGGGTCTATCTCGGCCGTCATCTGCACCAACAACGGAGCTCCAACGGGCGCTACCGCACCGACGCTCACGATCTCCGGTGCGGGGACCGGCGCTTCGATTACCGCGGTACAGTGCCTCACCATTACCGCCGGATCGGTAGCTGCCGGAGGTGCCGGGTTTACCGGTGGTGGCGGTGCCGTTACGGTAGGCGGTATTACGACTGCCGTTCCGCAGTGGGTTAACCCGGCCATTCAGTTGACCGGTGCCATACCTCGCCCTGCCCAGATCGGGTTCTTCGCCACGGGCGGGTCTCTGATTTCCGTCTCTACTATTTTCGATGGCGGGCTGTTCTTTGGTACCCCCACGGTTCTTGTCACGGCCGGCGCCGGCAATCTCCAAACGACCACGGGATCGGTGACCGTCACCCTCGGGTCGACCAACGATACAGCCCGCATCGTGCCAATGTAGGATATGGGGCGGCACTGACGGAGGCGCCGCCCTCGCTTATGCCTCCGATGTAATAGGAGGCCGCTATTCTCGTAACGTACGAAAACCGCACCAATCAATTACTTCAGTATCCAGTCGCTCCGGTCGACCCATTATATTCCACCGTTGATCTGGACAATTGGATAAATCAGGCTCGCACCCAGTGTGCCGGTGAGGGACAGTGCATCCGTGTATTGGGTACCATCGACACGGTAGCAGGCACCAACCTTTATCCATTCTCATCCATCACAGTTTCAGGGACGTCGGGGGTATCCGCCGCGCTCCATGTCAGGAGCATTCGGTACGCCGTAGGTAACGGCTACTCTCGTCTAAAGGTGAGAAATTACGAATGGATGGAGTCGTACGAACTAAATAATGCCGTTATCCCCTCCGGTCCACCTACGGTATGGGCACAGTACGGTCAGGGCGAGACGGGGAGTTTCTTCATCTCGCCTCTCCCCGACGACGTGTACATGATGACATGCGATTGTGTGTGCCTCCCCATCAATCTTGTGGACGACACGACGCCGGAAGCAATCCCTCCCCTATGGCAGGATGCCGTGGCCTATTTCGCAGCATACCTTGCTTTACTGTCGGCACAATCGGCACAAAGGCAATCTGACGCCGATCGGATGTTTGCTCGTTACACCGAATTCGTAGATCGGGCCCGAAGATTCGCCACTCCTGACGTCAACAAGAACCTCTACCCACAGAACCAAGACCCGACAATCATCTCAAAGCTGGGTCTTACGCCTAAAGCGGGGGCCCAGTAATGCTGCACGAATATCTAAAGCAGACCCGCCGTTTTCTCCGTGACGCCAAGCAGGACATGCTCGAGGAGGAGGATGTCATTGAGCATATCAATGAGGCGCGTCGTGAAACCGCGATGCGAGCGCAGGCGATCCGGAGACTTACTCCGATCGCGGCCGGGCTAGTTTCTGCAAGCGTTACCTCGCCGGGCAGTGGATACACAAATCCAACCATAGTCATCTCTCCCCCGGATTTCCCCGATGGTCTTCCTGGATACCCAAATGGGCGTCAAGCAACGGCGCTTGCCACGCTACAAGGCGGACAAATATCCGCAGTAGACATTCAGGATGGCGGGGCGGGGTATCAAAACCCTCTCATGTCTATCACTGACCCGACTGGCACCGGGGCTGTCGTGGTGCCCACGCCGGTCAAGTATAATCAGATAATTCAGGGGCAAGAAAAATATGACTGGGCAGACATAGATACGTCGATGTTTCCTGGGGTTGGCGCTGTGTTCTGGATCCAATCGGTTGGCGTTATCTATGCGAACTGGCGCTATGTACCTCAGTACTGCTCATTCACAAAGTACCAGGCAAAAATTCGCACCTACACTACAGCCTCGTACCAGTACGTGCCAGCTTTCTTCACTCAATACGGGCGTGGAGTGGACGGTTCTTTTTATATGTATCCACCGCCGTCTCAGACATACCCAACTGAGTACGACTGCCTATGCCTGCCTATAAACTTAATCGACGACACGACTCCTGAGGCAATTCCTTCTCCGTGGACTGACGCGGTTAAATTCTACGCTGCGGCTATGTGTTACCTCGACCTGCAGAACGGAAATAAAGCGCGAGAGCACTTCGATCTGTATGATTCTTTCATGCACAGGTATGGTGCCTACGCGATGCCCGGTCGTCAGATAAATCAGTATGGGCGTCCGTCGTAATGGCTATCAAGGCCCAGCAGCCTGCCGCTCAAGGCGACCAGCCGTGGCAACCCACGATGCCTCCTCCGATGCTTATGGAGGAGTTTCAGGGTCTCTATACCTCCACGACTAGACCGGGAGTGAAGGACGAGGCGTGCTGGTGGATAGACGGCTATATCCCGCTCGGGCGTAATGATCTTCGCACGTTGCCGGGGACTGGTCCCGTAGTGTTCAGGGCGCCTACGGGGAAAACTATTGCATTTTTTGATTTTACCAATATTGGACCCACGCCGTACTCGATTGTCATAGGAGCAACGGGAGAAATATACGCTGTTAACACCGATACCGGAGCGTTCTCAACGATTGCTCCTGCCGGGACAATTACGAACCCATCAAAGCAGAACGTGGGTATTTCCCAATACGGTAGTCAATATGTTCTCATCGTTGCAAAGCAAACCAACGGATACTTTATCTGGGACGGGACTACGTTCTTTACGCCGGGTATGTCTTTCACCGGGGTTGGCGGCGGTACAATCCCAACCGGGATAGGCGGTACTACCATCGAGACTTATGCTGGACGTATTTGGATCGGGAACGGAGCAACGATATTTTTTAGTGTCCCTGGATCTTTGACGGATTTCTCATCGGGAGATGGTGGTGGGAACTTCACCTCCAACGATAGCTTCTTGCGGGTTCAATATACGCAGCTAGTTCAAACCAACGGCTTCCTATATCTGATCGGAGATTCCTCGATCAACTATATCTCCGGCGTTCAGACTTCTGCATCTCCTCCGGTCACGACGTTTACAAACCAGAATGCCGATCCTGAAGTTGGCACTCCATACTCTGCCTCTGTGACCGTAATTGGTAGAAATATTATCTTCGCAAACGCATGGGGAATTCACGTCAGCTACGGCGCGGCCGTAACCAAAATCAGCGAAGCTTGCGATGGGTTCTATACGTCAGTTCCTAATTTTGGCGGGCAGCAGTTAAGCGCAGCAAAATCCATCGTATACGGTAAGCGTCTTTGGTCTTTGCTATGTCCTGTGATTGATCAATTTACTGGCCAGCAGAGAAACAAGCTCATCACATGGAATAGCCAGTTGTGGTTTGTCTCGGAGCAGGATGTGGTTCTAACCTATATCCGGCATCAGGAAATCAACTCTGTGCTCACCGCATGGGGGACGGACGGGACCACGCTACGTAGGCTTTTCCAGAATCCGTCTACCGGGTTTACCAAGCGGGTGATGTCCAAGTTCTGGCGCAGCCAACTCGGCATTAACATGAAGGAAACCGCCAATCGGTTTTGGGCCTCCGCTCAGTATTATAATCTCTCCGATCCTAACGTTAACGTATACATCGAATCGGAGAATGCCGCTTCGTTTGGCGGCACAGCGCAAATCCAGCTCGTGCCAGGAACAACCAACGTGGAATGGACCACACTTGGTACGCAGGTGATGAACTGGACCACGATGGTTTTGGGAGTATCCACTCCTATGAAGTGGACAACCACAAATGCGGGCGGGATCGTGGTGTTTGATCCAAGATCGGTTGCCCAACAGGGGGTCTATTTAGGGTTTACGCTAGAGACCAACTCCGCTGACATGGCATGGATATCTGCTATGATAGGCAACGCTCTCTGGAATTATCGGGGATAACATGGCTCTGCCTACCGCATTTACGGGGAACGTCGCTCCTACCGGAGAAGAACTAGACGCCGATCTTGCGGCGCTTGGTGCTCTTACGCCAATTCCCTGCACGATAGCGGGCACAAACACAATCACCCTGACGCCAAACGCAAATACGCCAACTGTCGTAGCATACGCTCCATATACCCAATTCACCGGCATAGCCGCTGGCACCAACACGGGTCCGGTTACAGCTCAGGTTGGTTCTCTGGCATCTCTCAATGTCTATAAGGACACCATCAACGGCCCGGTTCAATTAAGCGGTAGTGAGATCGTCCTAAATACCAAACTCATCCTGATGTACGACCCAACCCTTAATACAGGAGCGGGAGGTTTCCATCTAGTCGGTACGGTTGCCTCAACCACTAGAGACCACACTACTACGGCATCGATTTCAATTACGGCTATCCCGCCGTTCACAGGATCGACGGCCACGGTTCTTCTCGCCGGTTCATCTATTGGCGATATCGTATCGCTTGGATTCCCGTCCCTTGCATCGATAGGATTGTCTTGGCAGGGCTATGTCAATAATGCGGGGACGATCACATTGAACGTGTTCAACCTGTTCTCGCTAGCTACCGTCACTCCCAACGTCGGTGTCTATACCATCAACACTAGGGGTTTCACTTAATGTCTGACGTAGCTGGCCTAGCGAACGTCCCAAACTCTCCGCAGGAATTAGCGGAATGGAGCTTCGCTCACGCCGCTCACCACGCCGATATTGTTCGCGTCATCTATCAGATTACCAAACTAGCATTGCCGATTTTCATTCTTGATCCGATTGACGTAAATAATCCCCAAGTGTGGGCAGACCAGCATCAGATAATGCACTCGCAGATGGACGATGTTTTGGGGATTGCTGGGTATAACCTCGATGATTGGGACTGGAAAAACCAAAGTACATTGGCGGGGAATATTTGGAATAACTTTCAAGACCACCTTCAAGCATCTGAAATTTTGGAGATAGGGTAGGAAACATGGCAGACGCAGCACTCAAGATCGAACCGGAATACCATCCTTCTCGTCGCGTAGCTCGGTACGACCTCGTGGATTACGGGGCCTATCTCTGCAAGCGCATGAAGCAACATTGGCCTCACCTTCAGGACCGTCAAATCCTCGGGTATTTGCAGGGATGTTCGGATGGGCCTTCGTCGGGGGAATATCTGTTCATCCGCACCGATAGATCGTTTCTCCTCGCCCAATCGTTTCAGGAATTCCTTGAGCCCTATCCGTGGGTGAAAGAGATTTTCTGCTTTGCCTATTATGAAGACGCTAGGTATCCAGCCGAGGGCGATACGGTCGAAAAGTATCAGAAGGAAATGAAGGAGTCCGCCATCCTTCAGGCCGCGTCTCTATATGAAGATTTGATCCGGTGGGCTCAGAAGATCGGGGCCAACGAGATCATCGTCGACAAGCTGACCGACGTCCCTGTCAAGGACGATAAAGACCCCAAGCATATGAGCACCATCAAGGGCAGGATGGGCAAGCTTTACAAGTCGGAAGAGATTTTCGCCCGCATGGATCCGGACAAGATTAGGAAAGTCTAATGATCGAAAGGCATCGCACGGCTCAAGCATTGAACGAGATCGTCAATGATCCGCATGTCAGGCCGTGGGTAGCCCCTGGTAGTCAGACCTTGGATCTGACGTTTCAGGTCGAGAACGAGAATAACGTATGTCTTGTCGGGGAACATGGATGCTGTGTTTTCCTGAAGGCGCTCCCCGGTGTTTATGAGGTCCATACACAGGTAAAGCGTGAGGGCAGAGGTGCGTGGACCAATGCCCTCACAAGGGCTTGCGCTCATTGGATGTTCCTTAAGACCGACGCCTATGAGATCCTAACCCGCGTACCGCAAGGCCATATTGCGGCTAAGGCGGCGGCTCAAAATGCTGGGATGCGGTTTGATTTCACTCGGGAGAAAGAGTGTTTGTTCCGAGGACAGATGATTGACGTTCATATCTATTCATTTCGTTTGCAGGACTGGCTTTCATCAGACCCTAGCGGTTTGATTGAGGTGGGCCGGGAATTTCATGATTTGCTGCACAAAGAGGCAGAGCGCCTTGGAGTAAAAGACCCCTCCCACGGGGATGATGAAAACCATAACCTTTATGTCGGGGCGGCTGTGGAAATGGTTAGAGCCGGATTCCCGGTAAAGGCGGCGCTGACCTATAATCGGTGGGCCATAGTTTCCCGCCATGAGCCGATCAGTCTCATGTCAGTTAGCCCCGTGGTAGCCAAAATTGACCACGGGCTGTATGTTACCTTCGAAGGCGACGACATCAAAGTGAGCCTACCATGAAACACCGCATTGCTAGTGATAGCGCGATAACTTTCGAGATTTACGCTCGGCATATATGTCATTTCGGTATTACGGAAGGGTTAGCGGCTCTGGCGGGTGGGGCCGATCTTGCGTCCCTGTTTGGGTTTGGCGCTACCGAAGCGGCCCCGGTTGTTGCTGGAGCTACTGACGCCGGTATTGCTGGCACCGGTACTGGACTATTCGGTGGGGCTACCGGTCTCGCTGGTACGGCACTGGCGGGTGGAGCCGGAACGGATATAGCCGCCCTTACCGCCACTCCAGGGCTCGGTGCATTCGGTACGGCGGCCGATTTCTTGGCTGCTCCAACTGCTATCGGAGGCGTTAGTACGGCTGGAGGTTTTGGCGCCGCCGCTGATGCCGCGGCTGGGAGCGCGGCTAATACTGGCCTTGCAAGCGGTCTCGGCGGTATTGATTCCCTATCTGGTCTATCTGCCCCGACTGGCGGGATAACTCCATCGGTTGCCGCCGCATCTCCCGTTTCCCCTACCGGTGGAGCCATATCGAGCCCGTCGCTCACCCCGGCCGCCGCCGGTACATCGGTGGCCCCTACTGGCGCGGGACCGACCGACCTAACCTCCATCACCGGAACTGGAACGGGTCTTCCTGGAGGCGCTACGGGTGTTCAAGGCACGAATTTAGCGACGGGGGGAACTCTTGCCGATCCTACTACGGCCGCCGCTAGTGGGGGCTCTCCCACCGCTGGGTCTGGGGCCAGTAGTGGTGCGGCCGCTAACGGAGGGGCCGCTTCTTCATCTGGATTTTCCTTTGATAACCTCGTGAGTAATGCCACGAAATCGATCACCAATAATCCTCTTTCGCTAGCTGGGCCTCTCGTTGGCGCTGGCGGCCTTGCCTACAATCTTCTGCAGAGCAAGAAAGAATTGCCCAACGAGACAAATCTTGAAAATGCGGCGGCTACTGCTACTGGCAACGCCAACCAATTATCGTCTTACCTGTTGAACGGGAATCTTCCTCCCGGATTGCAGACCGCCGTATCCAAGGCAACGCAGGATGCCAAGACAGCGGCTATCTCGAATGCCGCCAAGAATGGTCAGCCGACCGATCCGTCTCAGAACTCTACGTTGGCCGCAGAACTAGCATCGATCGATCAGCAGTCCACTATCACTACGGCTACGGTTGGCCAGCAATTACTCCAGACCGGGCTGTCAGAGGCTCAGCTTGCATCTACCGATTTTGCTACGCTTGTGAATGCTGATTTGCAGCAGCAGCAAATGATTGGAAACGCTATAGGAAATTTTGCAAAATCTTTAGGAGGATTGGGCAGTTCGGGCCTCAAGTTGAACGTTGGCAGTAGCGGGACAACGGTAAGCACCTAATGGCCGACTCCGCTACCAGCGTAGCACCATCGACCTCCTCCGATATGTTCGGAGGATTGGACATGGACAAACTTGTCCGCCAATCCATGCCGTCCTCCAACGTAAACGAACCTAAGATCATTGAGGGCATGAAAGCCGCGACGGCACAGGAAGCGCGCGATAAGGCCCCAGTCTATGACAAACTCATGCAGGCCGATAAGGAGAACCTTGAGCGGGTTCACAAGGCAGCGGACGGTATCCAGCCGGTCGAGTTGAAGGAATGGGATGCCAAGAAGGAATTAGCGAAAAACACTACCGACCCGATGGAAATATTCGGATCGTTCGGGTTCATCGCTACGCAGTTGGCCTCCGCCTTCACCCGCATGCCGTTCGTGAACGGGCTTAACGCCGCGGCCGGTTTCATCAACGGAGTTCGTGAGCACGATCAGCAAGGGTATGAGAAAGCGTACGAGGCGTTCAAGACAAACACCGACATCGCAATCAAGCGCCACAACATCCAGCGCGAGGCTTACGACGACGCCGCTAAGCGTTTCTCTACGGACCATAACGCATACGTTTCGGAATTGTCGGCCCTGAGCGACAAGTTCGGTGACAGGAGGACTCAGGTTCTATTGGAAGGGGGGTACATCAAGGAACTGGAGGAGCTGCACCGGGCTAGAGAGAGTTCGGCGCGCGGCATGCTCCAGGCTATGCCTCAGATCGAGACGATGTACGCCAAGAACCGCGCAGCGGATGAATTGCGCATCCAAGGCAAGAACGATATCGAGATTTACCACGAACTATATGCCCCGGCCTATTCTAACAACATCGGCAATTTCAAAGTCCAGATGATCAAGGAAAAGGCCAATGATATCGCCAAGTCTGAGGGGCGGGATTCCCCCAATAGCGATGACTGGAGCAAGGCTATCGCTAGTACAAATTCGTCCTTCAATCCTGGCAAAGGCAACAATGCAGCTGCCGCGGATGCTGATGAGGTAATCAAGAACCTCAATAGGGATGGCGTCAACCTTCCTCCTGAAATGAACGCCGTGATCCGCAATACCTTAGGGGATAAGGGCTCTAGCGCGGTATCCGGTGCTAGGAAATCAGCCCTTGTAAACGCCTTGGAGGAAATCCGCGCTCAGAAGGAAACCGGCGACAAGCCGATGGACAGCCAGAAGGCATCAAAGATCATCAACGATGCTTTGGAAGCCGCCAACTCGGGCAAGGTGAAGATAGACCAGGCGTTGGTCAACCAATTTCCCCAGTACGATGGGATGAATGCAAAGAAATTCGGCTATGTCGGGGTGAAGAACCAAGAGCGCATCATGAATGCGATACAGAGTTCGGAGCAGATTGAGACTATCGCAAAGTATGCGGCCGAAAACCCCGAATCCATCGGCCTAGTCGCCGATGCGGCCAGAAAAATAAACGTCGATGCGTATAAGGGGTTGATGACGAATCCAGCATCGTACATTACGAAAGTGACCACGGAACGGGATAGCGCGATTGATGCGGCAGCGAAGGAAAAGGGCCTGTCTCAGGATCAGGCCGCCAAGGCCAAGGTATTGAACAAGATGCTGGCTACGCAAGCCTTCGCCGACGCAGCTCAGGCTGGATCGCGAGGAGCAACCATCTATCTCGACAAGGCATTCCGGGAGATTTACCAACAGGCATCGTCCCCGCCTGCGTTCTTCGACATTTTGCGGGTTCGCCAGCAGGATTCGGACAATCTTCTGTCCAAATACGATATGTCACTCAAGGATCGTAAGGACGTGAAGGAAAAATTCCCGTTCTACCAAAGCCCCGAGTCGTTTCTGACCAAGGCCGTTACGTCGAAGACTCCGGCTGTTCCGTCTGCGGCCCATCGGGAGGTCGGGAAGCCGTACAACACGTCCAAAGGCCAGTTGATTTGGGGCGGAAACGGAAATTGGTATACTGCGGAGGAATGGGCCCAACTTCACGGCGGTAACTGATGCCAATTCCTGATTCCGAAGTTACCCAAGGTAGAGCCTCTGACGAGGCTGCGTTTACGCCTCCGCCGTCCATGGCTCGCTCTGCTTCGGATTGGGCTACCTCGTTCATCCGAGGTCTTGCCAAGGGCACTGAGGGCATGGTTGGACTGCCAGGAGACGCCGTTAATGCTCTGTCGCACGGCAGCAAGGTCGCATCTGACTATATCTCGGAAAAGATTGGGATTGATAAAGGTCCGGAGCCGTCAGGTCTGACTATTCTCCCCAGTACCGAACAGGTTAACAAATTTGTCGGTGGAGATGAGAAACGACGGAATGCAATAGGCAAATTCACCGATGCCCAGCCTGAGACGCCGGGAGGAAAATACACTCAATCGATTGGCGAGATGGTCCCCGGAATGGTTGGTGGCCCCGGTGGATTGGTCCGTAAAGGCATTCAGGCTGTCGCTGGTGGTGTTGGAAGTGAGGCGGCTGGACAGGCCGCCAAAGAGTATATGCCCGACCACGAGACAGCGGCGCGAGTTCTAGGTGGCATTGCGGGGCAGGGTGTTCCTGGTGTTGTGCGAAAGGCCATCGCGCCGTCGAATATCAAGTCGGAACGGGAAGCGGCAGCCGAGTTCTTAAAGAAGGAAGGCGTAGACGTCACGGCTGGGGATCTGAGCGGTTCCAAGGTCACGAAGCATGCCGAGCATGCCTTGGGTACGTCTCCTGGGGCGGGCGGCGCGTATGACATCACCCGGGACAAGATCAACAAGCAGTTTACGTCGGCGGCTCTCAAGCATATTGGGGAGAAGGGCGAGGAATTATCGCCAGAGGTTCTTCGGGATGCTTCAAGGAAGATCGGTGGAGAATTTGACGGGTTAGCCGCTCGCAATTCGGTCAAACCGGATATGGCTTACGTCGCTGATGCCTTGAAGGCCCAGCAGAAATACGACGATTTGTTCCTGAATCCGCTGCACAAGCCCTTGGTTGAGAAGATCGTCGAGCAGCAAATGAACAATGTTGCCAGAGGAGACATCAGCGGTAAGGCATATCAGGCCCAAGCATCGGCTTTGCGAGAAATCCAGAGGGGACATGGCGACCAGCGGGTCAGGGATTTTGCAGCCGACATGAAGGACGCGCTTGATGACGCGATGGAGCGCAGCATCAAGAAGAACAATCCGGACGATCTTGGCAAATGGCAAGACGCGAGGAGAAAGTACCGCAATCTCTTGGTTCTCGAGCGGGTGGCGGCGGGTGGCGGGGAAGATGCTGCGGCGGGCGTCGTGTCAGCGCCGAGGCTAAGGCAGGCGATTGTCGCCGAGCAAGGTAGGCGTAGCTATGCTCGAGGTTATGGCGATTTTGATGAACTAGCACGTGCTGGAAACCTACTTTTGAGTAAACCCCCCACTTCCGGAACGTCGGAGAGGGCGTTTCTTCATGCTATCCCCGCGGCGATCGGAGGCGTTGCTGGTCATGCGCTAGAAGGTAATGTCGGTGGAGCCGCTGGAACTATGCTTGGCGTCATGGCCCCTGGTACTACCGGTAAGGCGCTTATGAACCCCGCCGTGCAGGGCTATCTGAAGAACCAAATAGCGAAAAAACTTGGTGTGTCGGTTGAATATCTGGACAGCCTCAGGCCGGAGATGAGGGATAAGCTATTTCGCTCCACCCTTGCCGAGCACGGACGAGAGTCAACCGAACTTCCTCCGATCACGGTAGAGCCGGAATGAGCCTAGAATCTACCCTGACCGATCTAGCCGATCATTTGGCGGCAAAAGCCAAGACGGACACCTGTGACATTCAGGATGCGGTCAAGATATTCAAGGAGTTGCGTGAGTTCTATGCTATCTTGACCAAAGACGACGAAAAAGGCGATAAGGTTCCCGGCAGGCGACCCACCACTATTTCAGCGATGCGAGAGCGGATCGCGCTCGTCAGTGGTGGAGATGAAGATGGCGGAGACGACCCAGCCTAGTCCGTTATTTCGCGTTGTCGGTCAAGAGCCTGACACCCCCCAAGCCAACCCCCAGCAGTATGCTCAGGCGATTGCTCTGATTCAGGTCGGACTTTCGACCGTTTGGCAGCAGTTTATCATCAGCTTAGCGCACTGGTTCACGATGCTTTCGACGGGCACCGTGTTCATCCTGTGCCTTTGGACGCCTGACCCCAACACACGTCAACTAATCATGTTGGGGGGGTACTCGTTGTTTATTCTAGCCGCGAATTATCTCGTCATATCGAGCCGACGCAAATGATGAAGAAGATCGCAGGGGCACTATTCGCACTTCTCATCGGGGCGCCGGCCTATGGGCAACAGGTCCAGCAGAGCGGAACAATAACCGCGCGTCATTTGCCAGCGTGGGTAGCCCCGGGCGTAATTGGTGACGCTGGTACATCCGCCGATAGCCCCATTTCATCCATCGGAGCTACCGGCCAGATTTGTTCGAATTCCGCTCGAGTATCAAGTGGCGCATGGGCCTCTTTGTGCCTTCAGGCCAATACCAATTCGCCTTCGACCATCAGTTTGCAGAATAACGGCGCCTCCCCCAACGAAACGCTCCAATTCATCGTCAACGGAACCACGTTTCCGTTCCCGGGATCTCTAGCCAATATCACGATCGGGACGACGCCGGTTGTCGGTGGAACTAACAGCCTATGTCTATTCGTATCCGGAGGTTTTGTAGGTCAGCAGACATGCACGTTGTCGGCTATCACGTCTTTAACGGGAGACGGAACGGCTACTGGACCGGGGGCCTCAATATTCACCCTATCCACGGTTAATAGCAACACGGGTACGTTTGGGTCAGGGGCCCTCGTACCGATCATCACGGTAAACGGTAAGGGGCTTATTACGTCGGTATCTACCGCGTCTGTCGGTCTGACGGTCGGCTCCAGCACGATATCTTCTGGCGCCACCAACTCGATTCTTTATCAGAACGGAACGGTTTTAGGCGAACTCACCGTAGTTGGTAACGCTGTACTTAGCACCAATGTCAGTGGCGTTCCTTCGCTGTCGACCACGCTTCCATCAGGTTTGACCGTCCCCTCTCCTACGTTCACCGGAACGGAGACATTTCCCGATTCCGCTACATGGACCAGCACGGGAATTAGCAAAGTCGCCGCTCTATCTGTTGGAAGCGCGACCCTTCCTTCTGGTGGAAACGTATCCATAAGCGGGCAGTATCAGGTTAACGGTACGCAAATCGCCGCTAGCAACCTGAGTGACGGTAAAACCGGAACCGGATCGCTTGTCGGCGCTGTATCTCCGGCTATTTCCGGGACATGGACCGGATCTCCAACATTCTCCGGCAATATTACGTTTAGTGGGCAGTTGATCGAGACAGGAACCTCGCCGCCGTCATCTGCCGGCGGGCAGAGTTATATGATGGGAACGGTTGCCTCGCCCACACTTACAAATACCGGACAGCTTTCTCTCTACAACACGTTGGTCAACGGCGGCATTATTCAAGGTGACGGATCAACCAACGACGTCAGTATTTTCAATAAAGGTGGCACTCTCGTTATGGGTGTCCCAACGGGAACGACAAAATTAAACTTACCATCCCTGTCGGTTGGCACTTGCTCTTCTGGGTTAGCCTTGGATTCCGGCAATAATACTGTTCTTACATCCTGCCCGGGGTCATCCGCATCAATACAAGTAGGTACGACAACCATAGCTAGCGGAACGTCGGGGCGTATAGAATTCAATAACGCTGGTGTTCTGGGTGAGCTTATTATCGGAAATGGGCTGAGCAACGCTTCCGGCACCTTGATCTCTTCTATCCTCACCGAGCCGCAAGGCCGGATTACCCTGCAAGCCAATACGCCGGTGATGACCACATCGCAGTCGGCCCAGACTACTCTTCGCTACGATTGTTATACCGGCGGTGGTCAGATCCCATATTTCAATGGCACGATTGACCAAATCGACACGATCACGTCATGCGAGGTGACCGATGCCATGGTATCGGCTGCTAGCGCAGGTCAAGTTGTTAGCGCAAACGTATATGACGTTTGGTGGGTTCACTCCGGGACCAACCGAATTTGTTTAGCCATGTCGGCAAGTACTGGCGGAGGCGGCGGGTGGTCGGCTGATACTGGCGGTAGCAATACGGCCAGAGGTACCGGATATTCGCAGCTTGATCGCACCACGCGGCCCTACACTACCAATAAGAACGCTATCGCGAATTGCTTCAACGGCGCGACGAACTATGGGTCCGTTAGTGCAAATCAGGCAACCTATCTAGGAACGGTATTCGCCTCGGCCAACGGCCAGATCAGCTACACGTTCGGCGCGGCCGCCTCGGGCGGCACGGCAGCGCTCCTCGGCGTCTGGAATATGTATAATCGGGTAACGGTAACGACGACGGTCACCGACAACGGTACTAGTTATTCGTACTCATCCGCCACCGTCCGGCAGGCACGAGCAAGTGCAGGAAATCAGATACAGTTTGTTCTTGGTGTCCAAGAGGATGGGGTTCAGTTTTCCTATGCAGCTAAAATGTTGATGTCCGCCACATCCCAGGCGTCAGCTTCTTGGGGTGTTGGGTTCGACGTGACTAACGCCTTTTCCATAGCCGCATCAAACTTTCAGTCGGGGTCTGCTACACAAGTCTCAAATGCCAGTTCCAACGCGGGAGTTTGGAGTGTGGGGGTTGGTCTACACACTCTAGCGGCCACGGAGTCAAGCGACGGATCAAACGGAAACGGATTTGATAGCGGAAGTTTAAATTCACTGATGGCATCAATCAGAATGTAGAAAGATAGAGACGATGACAAAAAGCATAAAATATTTAGTTTTAGCGTTGGTCATCGCTATCTTTTTTGTACCAAAGCAGGCCAATGCTCAGGCGTCCGTAGCTCTATGGTGTTGGAATCCATCCGGGTCACAAGCAACCAACAATCAATATACACCGTGCAACGCCTCTAATCCCCTCGTCGTTAGCGCGTCGGTCTCAGCATCAATCTCTGGCTTCCCTGGCGCGTCCCCAACGACTGGTACGCCTATCGCAGTAACTACTGGTGGGGTCACCGGCACCCTTCCAGCGGGATCTGTTGTGGTTGCCAGCAATGTGGGAACGACAAACACAGCGTATTGTAAGCTAGGTGCATCTGCCACAGTCAACGATCAACCCATATCTCCGAATGGAGGGTGGTTTGCATTCACCACGGGCGGGGCAACACAGTTAACCTGCATCACATCGACGTCTACCACTACCGTTAACATGGTTGGTGGTTCGGGTCTTCCAACTGGTTCTGGAGGCGGTGGAGGATCCGGCGGTGGAGGAGGAACTGTAACACAAGGACCAACGGGAACTAACGCGGCGGCATGGTGGGCACAAATTGGCGATACCACAAATGGTCCAGTAGCGGTAGGCACAGCAGGTGCTGATGCTGTTAGCAATACCCAAAATGGGCTGTCTACTTACAGCCGACTTGAATTGTATAATGGTACGACTTGGGATCGTTGGAAAGGAACCAGCGGCGCTGCTAACATTGCTGGTACGGGAACAGCGGGCACAGCTGCCGGTGGAGTCTTGACCGTTCAAGGCGTAGCATCGATGACGCCTGTCCAAGTATCACAAGCAACAGCAGGTAATCTCAATGCGACTGTTGTTGGTACAGGCACATTTGTAACACAATCTGTTGTCACACAAGCGACAGGCACCAATTTGCATGCTGTGCTTGATACGACATCAACTACAGCAGTTACACAAGCGACATCATCAAACCTGAAAGCCCAAGTTGATCCACTAACTGTTGCGACGTGGGGCCTTGCGGCGACAACTCAAAACGTAGCTGCCCCGACTAACGGCATGGTAGCTATGGGGCAGTTCAACACTAGCCCCACGACCATCACAACGGGGAACGTATCACCCCTGCAAATGGATAATGCCGGCAACCTATTGGTGAACATTAAGGCTGGTGCTGGCTCTGGTGGTACGGCGATTGCCGACAATGCGGCATTCACGCAAAGCATAACGAACGAGACGCCGGTCGGCTGTCTGTTTATCACCTCTTATACCGCGGCAACCACCGGCCACTCGACAGTGATGCAGTGCGATTCGACCGGACATCCTCTCGTCAATCCCGGCACGATCGGGTCATGGGGCCTGATGTCCGGTACGACTCCGGGGACCGCTCCAACCAATACACTAATTGCTGGGTTGATTTATAACTCTGCGGCCCCGACGCCTTCCAGTGGACAAACTCTGCCATTTCAGGGCGATAGTTCTGGAAACCTAAAGGTGAACGTCCAAAGTGCTGTCGGGACCTCACTTGGCACTGCCGTTTCTGGTATCACCGGATCGCCAATTCTTAATACCGCTTATAGCTCTGAGCCAACTAAATGCACCACGGCAGACACTTGCTGGACGATGGTTGATCTTGTCGGCAAGACAGTCACGTCGCCTTACGCCAATCGCGAGAACTTCCTCAACTGCGCGGTGACGTTGACGGCCTCTACATCAGCAACAACCTGCACAGGCATGGCCGCGCAAGGCGCCTCGGTCAAAATCTATGTCACCGATCTTCAGTGCATGAGAACTGATGCTGGCACTACGGCGTCAATCATGACGTTGAACGATACGGCGACAACAATCCTCGTGCTGCCAAATAATGGTGGCGGCGGCGGGTTTGCCAAGACCTTCAACGTTCCCCTGCAAGTCGCAGCCAATACCGCATTCACGGTTCAATCCGGCACGTCTTTAACCAGCGTCTATTGCTCGGCATCTGGCTATAAGGGTTACTAAGCCATGAAGTTTTTCTTCATGTTAGCGCTTCTATTTTTGTGGAACGGCAGTATTCTAAGCTGCCCGACCGCAACGATATCTAACGTGCCTAGTTCGATTGTGTCGGGTCTGCCTGCCTGCAACGCATCAAGCAATGGACTGATCTACGAAATTACCGATGGTCTGACGCCTACAATTGGCGTGTTGGTCGTGGGTGGTGGCGCAGTGGCGTTGCTTGTTCACTGTAACGGTACTCAGTTTGTGGCGGGGTAAAATGAAAAAGATATTTCCCCCCGCGATCCTCGCGTTGTTCCTGCTTGGGTGGTGTTCGTTTGCTATTGCGCCTGCTGCCTTCGCGCAGTCGAACATCGTCGGTGGAGGGATGTATGGGGATGTCAAGGCTAGTAGTGGCGGCGGCTGTTCACAGGCTACGACGCTTAACGCCAAGCTTGACGGCGGCCAAAATACCTCAGCGGTGACAACCGCTGTTTGCGGAATGGTCACGGATGGCGATTGGGCCAAGCTCGATTTTCTTTATGTCTTTGCCATCAATTCATCTGGCAACGCACTTCTGAATTGGGTCTCGACAAGCTTTAATGGAACGGTAGGCGGAACTGGCTGCACGTTCACTGCCAATGCAGGCTATAATAATAGCAATTCTTCATGCTTTATTTCGACGGGATATATTCCATCTTCGTCTGGTGGCAACGCAACATTGAATAGTGCTACGGTTAGCGCGTGCCAGGAAACAAGCAATACAATAACCGCAGAGGGCTTCTATCTTGGAGCTGGCGATGCTTCAAATTCTACCTTACTAGGCCCTTTTTACGGCGGGATAACTCCTACATTCGCTGACATCAATGACGCCAACTTCACAAGCGCCGGAACTCCGACAAATGCGCAAGGAAGCTGGATATTAAGCCGAACTAGTTCATCGGCAACTACACTATATCGAAACGGAACGTCGTTCTCTACCCCCGGGGGCACGAGCGGAGCATTGGTGACGGTTCAGCTTTATGTGATGGCACGAAACAATAACGGGACGGCGGACTCATTTACTCCAGCAGGGTCAATCTTTGGTTATGCCTTTGGGGGGTCTGGCAGCATCAATGCTGCGAATATCCGGGCAAGACTAAATACCTATATGACGGCGGTGGGAGCGAGTGGGTGCTAAAGAGAACAATCCTCGCTCTTATGACTTTTATTGTTTTTTCACCGGCCAGTCTCGCGGCAGGGCTTGGAACTCTTCCGTATAGCGGTGCTTCGCAATCCGTCTCGAATAATTGGGTTCCTCAAAAGATCGGTGCGGGCGGGAAACTAACCAGCATCGATATCGCGCCGGATGGAACCAAAGTTGTCCGCGCTGATACTTACGGAGCGTGGTGGTTCAACCCAGCGACGACAAACTGCGGCAACGCCAATACGACGGGGTGCTGGCAGCAGCTAGTCACTCTCAACACGATGCCGTCATCCGATCTGACCATTGGCGGCGGCCTTGGCAGCGGCGTAAGTGCACAGGGCGTCCTCGAAATTGTAGTCGCGCCGAATAATACGTCCGTCTTCTATATGCTGTTCAATGGCTACGTCTATGTAACCGCCAACCATGGAGCGTCGTGGACCAGGACCGGATTCACTCAAACATTGAGCGGCGGCAACCCGCCGCAAGCAAACGGCAGTGTTAATGGAAAGAAAAAATTCATTGCTGTTGATCCTAATAATTCCAACATCGTCTACGCCTCCACGATCTTCAACGAATTGAGAGTATCGACTAACGGCGGCACATCATTCTCAACCACACCCAACGTTGGAAATGCCGGATCAAGCTTTGGCCACGCTATCGCATTTGACCCCAGCTCGTCCGTCGTTGGCTCTACGTGTTCCACGCCGGGAAACTGCACCACGCAGGGCATCTACGTTTTCACCTACGGCGCGCAGATGTGGCATTCCACCAATGGTGGCACGTCGTTCACGCAGACCTCGGGCGGACCTACGACGTTTCAGGACATGAGGGTTGGATCTGACGGGACCGTCTGGGTAGTTGATGGTCAAAGCACTGCAAGCAGTTTGTGGAAATTTTCGTCAGGGACATGGACGAATATTGCGTCTTTTAGTGGGATGCTCGGTCTTCAGTCTGTTGCAGTCGATCCGGCAAATTCATCTCGTATTTTTGTCACTGATTTCTGCGGCGACACTAGTCTATCTACCAACAAAGGAACTTCATGGTCGGCGACGGCTAGCCTTCCAGTTACCCGCACGGCGACGGATATGCCATGGTTAGCGTGGACCGATGAAGGAACGTCAAACGCATGCTTCACAACTGGCGCGGTCATGTTCGACCCAAACCAAAGTAATGTGGTCTACACTTCAGAGGGGGTCGGCGTCTGGTTCGCATCTCCTACCGGCTCAAGTCCTGTCAGCTATACATCACAATCAGCAGCTATCGAACAACTGGTTACCAATCGGGTGATTGTACCGCCAAGCGGGACGCTGAACTATTTTGCTTGGGATCGCCCCGAGTTTTATCTCCCCAACAACACGACCTATGATTCGACGCACAACCCGAATAATACGAACGGCATCGTTGGCGGTTGGGATGGCGACTGGTGTTCGTCATCAACCACTACACTAGTCGGTTTGATGACATCTAATGCGTCATCGGCAGATGTCTCCGGCTCATCGTCGAACGGTGGCCAGACGTGGACGGCATTCGGGACTTTCCCCGATATTAATGCTGGTGGCAGCATTGCTTGCTCGACCCCTTCCGACATCATCAGAGTTGCCGGGCTGACTACTAGCGCGGCATATTTTACATCTAATGGGGGATCGACGTGGACCAAGATTACCTTCCCGTCTCCCATCCCTACCACCGGCGATCTTGGTTGGAATAACGATTTCGGCTCACTCGGTAACAGCCACCGTTTCGCGGCTGATCGCGTTAATTCAACTACCTTTTACGCTTATAATACCAGCACCGCAGGCGTTGGCCTTTACATAAGCACCGACGGTGGCTCTACATGGGCCCAACAATTTTCAGGGTCCATTACCGGCCTTGGCGAAAGTGCAGACCAGCAGGGGAAACTAGCAACTGTGCCGGGACAGGCTGGAAATCTATTCTGGAATAGTGTGATTAGCCCTTGTAACAGTGGAGACTGCTTTGTGCGGTCTACTAATTCGGGTGTTTCTTGGAGCGTCGTTAATACCGGATTCAGTTTGGTTTGTTCCTACGGCTTCGGCGCTATATTCTCTGGGCAATCCTATCCTTCCATTTTGGTGTTTGGTGTTCGATCAGGCGTCTATGGCATTTGGGAGTCGAAAGACGACGCTGTGACTTGGACAAACGTCACCGGTAATTATTACTCCGGGGATGTTCCGACCGATATTGATGGCGACAAATCAACGCCCGGTCTGTGGTACATTGGCCAGCAGGGTTCGGGGCTGATCAAGGGCCAAGTTAATTGGCTACTAAAGCGCGACCTCGATCCGGCATCTAACGACAACGATCCGTTATGGCTGGAGAAGGCGGCGTAGTCATTGGCCAGCACCAGACTGGCGATCTGCGCTCTCTATGAGCCTTGCGTCAGGGGCGCGACCCCATCACAGACCAAACCGTTCTTCGCTTAAGAACGTGTCTGACGGCGCTTGAGCCAATCCGCGATATCCTGGCCAAATATCGTCATGTTTCGCGCTTTCTCTTCATGTAAAGGCTTCCGACAGAGAACCGGCGAATAAATCGAGTGCGGACCAGCCAGATCCCGATCCTTTCCGCCCGCTCATGGGTTGATAGCCGCTTAAGGTAGTCGGCAATATCTTGGCCGAAGATCGCCATGGACCATCCTATCCAGAAAGCAGAAACCCACATCTGCTTCTCCGGCCAGTTGTTAATCACGATGACGGAAGCGGCTAGCCAGATGAATAGCCAGAATAGTGGGGTTCGCATCTCAAACCTCGTCTTCGCTTAATGGGCCACGGCGCCCTGAGCACAGTAGGCGGCAACCACCTTTGGCTTCTGCCCCATCATCTCTTTTTCCCAACCGATGCCGCCCGTATTGAGTTCCTCGCCTATCCTATGCGGGGCCTCGGCGGCGCAAGTCATTTGGTCCTTCTTAGCCTCGATTTGAGTGCCAGCGAAGTAAGGGCTGATAGGTGAGTATAACAGCACAAGGACATAGGTGATACCGACTGCTTCCATCGTTCGTCTCCTTAGTCTTACTTATCAACCAGCCTCGCAGAGCGGCAGAAACCCAACATAGAACACGGGAAACTGTCCCCAATGGCTGATCGAATACATATAGCAACCTTCGATCATCAACGGCCCATGGCCCTTAGCCACTTGCGGTGCTGAATGAACGCTCCGAACGCCGCTCCAAAGCAAAAGCCTGTCGCAATCCCGAAGCAAACATCAATCCAATGGGGTGTCATGGCTAGCTCTCTATTTATAAACGAGCCGAAGGCTCATTAAGCCTCTCACAAATGAAATCCACGCTCGGATGATTGTAGATGATTCCGCACCTTTTCGGACCAGTGTCGGTTTGCTGCCATAGGTGGTATACGCCCTCGCCGGCCCAAGTATAAAACCAGGTGCCTTCAGGCCGATTTGGTTGCTCATCCATGGCGGATTCTCTGCTCATCACCGGGCCTAAGTTAAAATCAATTGTGTAGCCGGTATATTAACCTTCGGCATCCACTTCGGTGCATCGGCCGCGATCTGTTCGTATACCTTCGGATGCTGCGCCTTGAAATCCGGCATGTGACCGCGGACATAACGGCCATTTTCTACCACGAGCCAGCTATTCGGCTTCAACCAGCGGCGGTGATCAATCTTGAGGGCTTTGAAGTCCTCCCTGGTGACGTAGCCGCGCTGCTCTAGCGTGACCATGATCTTGATCGCGGCGATCTTCCATGAAGTCAGTTGGACCGGAGCCGATGATCCTGCGGCGACGTCGGGGACATATTCAGGAAGCGTATGGCGCTTGGCTGGGCACCATTCGTGCCACTCCGAATGCATCCAATCCTCTTTCAGCTTTGGCAGATAGGGCGTGAATACAGGGCCAGAGATTCCCTTTTCGTATGGCGGCCGAACGCGGATGATCGTGATCCCGATATAATCCGCGATCCTATCAAAGCCAGCCTCGCCTTCTGGCACCAGTACAGCACGGCAATCCGGGCCTGCATGGTCAACCCAATATATCGAATCCTCGATTGCCTGATTGATGACATCCAAGTTTAGCTTCAGCTTCGCCTCAATGCCGATCTGAAAGCCGTCCTGATCTCGAACAAGAAGAATGTCCCAGCCCGAAGTCTCTGCGTAGGGCGTCCAGCCCTTTTCGAGCCCGGCAATGAAGCGGGCGCAGAGATCAACTTCGGTCGCAAATGGCTTCTTGGTCATGTTAGGTCTTCGGTCAAGAATGGGTAGCAACAAAGACGGCAGCAACGCCCACCCCGATCGCCGCGCCTATCACAATGTTGATGATCGGAAAGATACCGTGATCGACCAGATACAACCAACCAAAAAAGGTGAACGTCAAAAACCACGCGCCGAATAATGCCGCCGCAAAGTAGATCATGTTCATTCTCCATTCGAAACCGTACTATCGATCTTTCGGATCAACCAAAACACACTTGGCGTATTTGATCTCGCGCACAGGATCGTAAATCGAGCCATATCCCATCGTGGAATACGAATGGCGCGTGAACGAGACGGTCTTGGTATCGTCATCGACCATGCACGTCAGGTCATTTCCAGACCTAAAGCTTATGCTGCTTTTAGTGCCGTGGATGCACTTAGCGTTGTCATCAGCGGTAGCGGGTCGGGACGGGTGGGATGCAGCGAATTCCTGATCAAGCCGCGCTTCGCGGATCTTCTCAGCCTCTTCGGCTGATTTATTTTCCATGACCGTCATGCCGGTTTTGGCGATACTGATTGCATCCTCGCATAGTGTCTTGCTCGGATATCCGGTCGATATGTTCACGTTCGCAGTGCCCGTCACAATAATCAAAGCCCAGATCATACCTTCCATGGAAGTTCCCTGTTAAGTGTTGTGACTACTGATGACCATTCGGACATGCGACCGGATCACCCGCTTGCATGCCGAAAGAGCACAGAACTGCCGTTCGTCTTTCAAGCGATACTGTGTGGTTCCAAAAAACCATCAGGAACGGGCCTACAACGCAGACCTGAAAGACCATTATTGCAACAAGTAGAATGTCTCTGAATCTCATGTCACCCTCGGTCTTCTGCGTTCACCTAACCGGCTTCCGCAATCCCATGCGAACAGCTTGGACGTTCGCGATCTTGTTCGCGACGTTGCGGTCATACTTCCGCGTTTGCGCGATGTCGCTGTGGGTTGCGGCTTCCCTAACGTGCTCGATCTCGGCGCCAGCGTCTCTCGCCTCGCTGATACCGCCGGCCCGCGAATCCTGGTTCCGTACGTTCTTTGGAACTCCGGCCATGTCAGCGAGAAGCCGCCATTTCCGGCGGAAGTCATCGGCGTGATACGGCAATCCGGTGGATTCGCTGATGACCAGCGGTCCAGATGCCGGAAGTAATTCACGGTGAACCGTGACGACTTTCGTCTCGGTATCCTCGATGACCAGCGTTTCCCACCACCGCGGATCTAACTCTTCCAGCACCATGATAGCCATCTTCAGGTCGACCACCAATATTTTCTGTTTTTTGCTGGTGACGTGATGCAGCATCAGGTTTTCGTCGATCTCTTCCCACCGGAGCCCGCGTATCCACTTCTCTTTCTCGGTCACAACATCGGAGATGCCAGGTTCGGCATGCGGGATATACTCTCCAATTACGTCTTTCTGCCTGAGAATTAGTTCAAATTGCAGAGCTTGAGCCAAGGCTATGCTGTAGCGGAACTGACTTCTGGCGACCCGTCGAACGGCAATGGCATGTTCGGCGGTAATAACCGACGTCCGCGGCTCGCACTGTGGAACCTTCAGTTTGTTGAGAACTAAACAAAGCCGCTCGCATTCCTCATCCTCGAGGAGCGTAAGGCCGAACCCGGCCAAGGTCCGTAAGATACCAATCAGGGCATGAGCAATGGCAACCTTATTCTCGGGGCCGAGCCAGTCCATGTGCCATTCTTTGGCGGTGACGTACCGGATGTCCTTAAGCTCGAAATGACCATAAAGCCGGTCGATCCTGGCGAGCATCGACGCCTGCCACTTGCGGTTATGATAGCGAAGCTTGTGGAACGACGAGACTTTGTGCGTCTGGTACGCCTCGATCAGGTCTTTGAGGGTTCTACTCATACTATTTCACCGGCTTTATCTTCTGCTGGAGGCGAAGGGTAAACTGCCGATAGACCTTCATCGGGAGGTTTTCCAAGGCCTCGTTGAGGGTGGCTATATCGTTGGCGTCCAGCCCCTCGATATTCCATGCCGTAGGCTGGGCTGGCGCGGCCTGTGGTGCTGGCGGCGGAGGAGGGGTGGGTGTTGGGGCCGGAGCGGACTGAGCCTCACTGGCGGGCTTCTCTGCTTGCTGGGGGGCATCCTCGGCAAATGCCGGGGTGGCTAGTAGGACGGCGATAATAGCTAATTTCTTCAAGTTACGTCTCCTCGTTTGAAAGCTAGGCTGTTTTGGTAGGCGAGTTGGTTAGTCATAACCAAGAACCGAATGTCATCGGCATTGAGGTATTTCCGGAGCGAGGCTTTGAAGACCTCCTCCGAAACCTCACCGCAAACATACCTGATGACGAGCGCTTGTACTTCTTCATCGGTTATTCTGCGGTTTCTTAGGACCATTGGTTTCTCCTTGGATAAACCGTTATTTTGGGTGTCATTAACGCATCCTCCAAGGACATCCCACGCGCTATTCTATGGGTGACCGTACCGCTGTTAATTGCCGAACCTGACATTTCTATCGCTTCAGCCAGTGTCATGGTTGCCCCATGGTAATTGACTAGGCGATTTCTTCTTGTATTTCTTGATTGTTCTTTCTTAGTAGCCCAGGTGCAGTTCACCGGCTCGTAATTTCCGTCATTGTTCTTGCGTTCTATCGTATGTTTGGGAGTGGGTTTCGGGCCCATATCTTCGTAGAAGTCTTCGACGCTATTACGCCACCGCTCACAGACGATTATTCCCCGACCTCCGTAGTTTGGATAGTTAATGGACGATTCGTCGTGGCACCGCGCTATCATCAGATTCCATGTGACATACTCTGGAGTACGACTGAGCCCATACTTGGCACTAGCCTCTCCGCGCTTGACCCCGGCTTCGCGTCTGAAACACCCGCATGATATAGTTTTGCCGGATTTTAGGAGATGCCCAAAAACGCAGGTCTCCGCACCGCAATCACACTTGCAAAACCACTTGGTATTATAAGTTTTGCTAGGAGCTTGCCCGATAACAATTAATCTACCGTATCGGTTGCCGCTCAAATCTAAAACATTTGCCATTCATGGGCCTCCCTTCCTCGCTAGCACGACGTCTCTCCTGTGGAGTTTCGTAGCAAACTTTCCGGTGCTTATGACACCAAGGATATCCATGTGAGCCGCAGTAACGATGGGATGAATGAAGCGCATCTCCGAAGATGTACCGGCAGTCGTCGTCTGTAAGCTCCTCCAGCGTTACCATCCTCGGTAATTCGACAACGGTTTCTATTTTCATTGGCTTGGGTCTCTTGGGCTTATAAATTCTCGGTGCTTTTGATGTATTTTGTCCGTCGCCGACCGGCCCACCCTTACCCCCGAATTGAAACCCTCTCCTGAATGCCAACCCGAGTATGCCGCTTCTGGTCATTCCCGGCATTAACAGCGCCACCTTGGCGGCGCTCAATCCCTGACTAGCCAATAATCTGATTTTCTCTACCAAATGCTCAGGAACGGGATACGGCATTGGAACCCCTACGTTAAAGGTATCTCGATTGATCCAATAATTTCCCTTGCGAGGTCTTTCCAGCCCTCCATGCGGGAGACGACCGCCTCTAGTTTTTCAATTCTATTTTCGGCGTCCTTACGCAGTCCGTCCGAAATATCCGCCTCCGCAAGTGCCACATCTCTCTTCTCGTTGAGTTCGAAGCATCGATCCGTCAGAAGTTTAACCTGCTTCTGAAGATTCGCGATCGTTACCTTTGGATCCTCGCCACGAGGAATCGGCGGCGGCTTAATCTTAGGCATCAACGTCTCTCCCGAATCATCTTTTCGATCTCTACCTTGATCGCGCTGGCCGGCGTCCCCGGCAGGAACTTTTGCTCTACTGCGTACTTTGCCCGCTCTATCAATCGTACCCACTGATCGGCGGTGAGGTTGCGAGTGGTCTTAGCCCTTATTTCCGTCTCCCCGCGCTTTCGATCATGGTGGTAAGTGACGTGCCGGCACTCCATCAAAACCTGCTCTTTAGCGAATTCGGCGTCTTCCTTTAGCCAGTCACACTGCTCTGCCAAAAGTCCGCATAGAGCTCGGAAATATCTCATGTACTTTAGTGTAGCTGGAACCGTGACGTCTGCCCTAACCTCTGCTCCTCGCGGTATGGAATTCCACTCAGGTTCGAATACATCGGTTTCCAGAAACAATCCTATCTCGCCCGCCTTACCCGGACGTTTACGAAAGTGAATTTCCTGGCTCATGGTTCAAGGCGGGCCTGCGCTTCCCTCATCGCGGATTGGATCGATTCTTTGTCCGCCGGGAACAGATCGGCCCATTCCACGTCGACCACATGGGTAAAGAACGTATCGATCTCCTCCGCGACTTCCATCTTGGCGAATCGCTCAAGAACGAAAGCCACCCATCGGTCGTAGTCCTTCTTGATATCGGGGACGGCGCCCTTCTTTGGCTTCTTCGTCTCTGCCGGGGCGTCGTCGGACATGGCCCCAGGCTCAACCGGCTCCGTCTTGCGCAGAAAATTAATATGCTTTTCCGTTGCGGCCTTGCATCGCGCGGCATCATCGGGGCTGCCGTTCTTCAGCTTATCCAACTGCGGCTGATTGGCGTCGATCCATTTGAATACGACCGACACTTCGGATTCGTTCTGCACGGCAGCAATGAATTTGTCGGCCCATCCCTGATAGGTCCCACCCACAATCCTTTGAGGCCCGACTTGTTGCACGATAGGGTCCGAATGTTGCACCGGATGGTGATCTTGTGGCTTTGGGGCGACGACTTGTTGCGTGACCACCGCCGCCTGGCGCGGGGGAGCGGCATCGCGGCTGACTTCCTGTTTGGCAGACGCGGGGATATCCTCCACCTCAGATTCGTCCAACATCCCTAGACCGCAGATTGATAGTGTGGCGCGCCGCTTGGCCTTGGTCTCAGCCTTCATCAAAGCGTTGGCGAGACCTTCGCCCTTCAAGCCAGCGATGTTGACCGCGCCGGTCGAAACGTCTGTCCGATTATTGATGTTGCAGACCTTGGCCTTTACCACGAACACGCCTTCCCGTTCGCTCTCGGCGAGTTCAGTGACGGAAATGCCGTGGATAGAGCGGAGTTGGTCGGTACAATCTTTGAGCGCGTAAAGGCGCATCTTGCCGTTAAGCACGATGTACTCAAATGGTTTCGTTAGCGGATTGAGACCAACTGACTTACAGACGGCCTGATAGTAGGAGTTACGCTCCTCGGACGTAAGCTTGGACAGATCGCCCTTAATTAGGACGTCCTCCATTAACTTATGGCCATCATCGGTTTTGGCTAATGCGTTCATCGGATCCTGACCTTCATAACAATGGTTGCCCCGGGCACGGATATCCCCGCATTGACAGCTTCTTGGGCGATGTTGGACAGAAGTGAAATCAGCCTGTCGTCAGACTTAAACTGCGCAAACACCTTGTCGATATCGATTGTCTCGACAAACGGATAATCCTTGGCTGTTGCCGCCCTACCCATCCCGCCGCTGATCTTCGCCGCTGGCGCTGGCATATTCGGCTTGACGCCCGCTTGTTCTGCTGCAATCGCGGCCTTGCGCTTGGCTAGCTCCCAATCTTCAAGCGCCGTCCGGAGCTGGATAGACGACGATTCGGCATCATCCATAATCGGATTCCAGATGGCGCGGATGAACTTCTGCTCATCGAGGAGAGGGCGGTTCAAGGCATCATATGCCTTCTTAGCCTCACCCTTCAGCCCCGTCAGTGTGGATCGAAGGGATTGAGCCCGCGTAGCAGCTTCGTCGCTTTCGATTTTGAGATACTGCGGGACGGCGGCTTTGGCTTCCGCGATTTTCGCCGCAATTTGCTTTTCCGGCGGGATTTCAACTTTGACTGCGGCTGGTCTCCCGTCGTCGTGGATTGTAACCCCAGTGATGACCGCTCCTTGTATCGTGGCATCAATGTCTCCCCACAAACCAGTGTCGCGGAATTGCCAAAACAAGGCTTCCGAAATTGGGGTCTTGCTTACATACGGCCAGCGCTCCCGCGCCTTCATATCGTCGACGTCGCGACCATTATCCTGATATCGTAGATCGCCCGTGAACGAATCGTACCAGATCGCAACGGCGCTCAATGTACCGTCACGCGACTTCGCACGGTAATATCCTGCGCGAGGGTTGTCCGCGTCTATCGGGCCGCGGTCGCCCTTGAGAGCGGCGTAGTACCAATCCGTTGTGCGGTCGATATCGTCCATCATTGGGAGAGAATCCTTTTAATCCTGGCGTGCAGGAACTTGTGTCTGCTTTCCCATGAATACAGATGCTCAAACGCAAATAATAAAAATAGTCTGTGGACCAACGGCCCAGCCCAAAATGACCACAGCAACTTTCTCATTCTTTCGCTCCGAAGATAGTCATGTCCGCTTGACGGACTAAATCCATGATGGCGCTACGCAGGGGCCACTCTTGGTACCCGTCGGTAGATAACTTGCTGGCGATATGACGCCATTGTTTTACAGTCATCGTGACCGTCATGGTCGCCAGGATTTCCTCTACCTTCTCTAGGTGGAACGTAGCATTTATGCCCGGATAATTGCTGCTCACTTGCCAAATCCCCTCTGTGATTTTGGGAACGGACGACTCGGTATTGGCTTCGCCTCCCGCTTCTTTGTGCGCCCCTCAAGTCGACTGAACTTGCTCTTAAGCCAAATATCGCTTCCCTTGGTGGTGACCGTGGTAGACGCCCCCGGCATCCTGCCAATCGTTCGCCTCAAATGACACGGCGTCTTATGTAGGGCGTCGATGAAATTGGGGTCATTCTGCGGAGGAAAATAGTCCGTACCTTCCACGTTGACCGACCGCATAATTATGCTGGGGCGATGGTCGAACTCGATCTTGTCGTCCTCGGTGAAGATCGTCTTGCACTCGGCGCAATGAAAATTCTGCCGGAGCAAAACCTCGGCCTTGACCTTCGGTGGGATGTTCTTGCGCTTTGGTCGGGTCACCGGCCGTCCTCAATCTTCCAAGCCTGAGACATTAGACCATCGACATCAGACCGGAGTTGATTTATTTTCTCTCGGTCCTTTTCCATGCGGTCAAGTTTCGAATTCACCGTCGCGACGTCAATGATAATGATAACTATTCCGGATATCGTCATCCATTCGAAGAAACTCATAGCAGTTCCCCTATTTTCGTAAACACTACGTTGTCGCTTCCTGATTTGTCAATGGTCCCTTGTCAAATTAATTTTGATTGTGTATATCGCAAATCATGGCCGCTAAAACACATCCTGGAGACGCAGAAGGCTGGGCGAAGGTTATTCGCTCTCTCCGCGCCCAAGGTCATAAGTTTCCCCATGCCTTCATAGCTTCGAAAATCGGTATTTCGAGGCAGAGTGTAAGACTTTGGCAGGCCGTTCCAATCGAGCACCTAGCCAAGGTGGCCGAATTGAGTGGGATGCCGAGGGCTAGAATTCTCCCCGCGAAATTCAAACAAATGCAGGAGTTGATGGGATCATGAAAAAGCCGAGGCTGCCAAAGAAGGCCAAGGAACCGAAGGCCGCCAACTCCAAATCCAACTCTGTGGATCCGGAAAAGCGCGCATTGTTCCTCGCTGACCGCGATGCTTATGCCAAAGCCGCGGAGAAGCTGAAAAAGGCCCAAGCCGCTGTCCGGACGCTCGGCAAGACAATCAAGGCGGACGGCTTCAGTTTGAGACAGGTAAAGCTTGCAATCCAGCTCGAGACGCCAGAGGGCGAGGCCGAATTCAAATCCTCCGTTGCAAACGATCTTCTAGCCGCCCAGTACGTCGGCGCCGCGATCGGATCTCAACTATCGATGTTCATGGAGCCGGATAGGACGCCGGCCGTGGATATCGCCGCGGATGAGGGGCAAAAGGATGCTCTTGAGCACAAAGCGGCAAAACCTAAGTACGATCCGTCCACGCCGCAGTTCCAGATCTACATGGAATCGTACTTGGCTGAGCAATCTCGCCAGGTCAAGGCAGGCATCGGCAAACTCGACAGTTAACCAAATCCTCCGGTGGTTGACCCCCTCTCCGCCGGATGATCGAAGGCCCGCCGTCCAATCAGCCCGGATAGGCGGGCCTTCGTATTTTAGGTTAGGATATATGGATAACCTACCGATAATCATAGAGCTTCTTGGCCCACCTAGAGGTAAGGGGCGGCCCAGGTTCCGTGTTATGGGGAAGTTCGTGTCGACCTACACTGACGCTGAGACGAGAAAATATGAGGACAGGCTGAAGGGCGAGGCAACGTTGAAAATGCTCGGTATTCCTGCCCTAGATTGCGCGCTTTCGGTAAGGATAGAGGCTCACATGCCCATCCCTCAAAGTTGGAGCAAAAAAAATACCGAGGCCGCCATTGGTGGTCGTTTTATGCCAATCACGAAGCCTGATTCAGATAATATCGTCAAGATGTTGGATGCTTTAAATAAAGTAGTTTGGAAGGATGATTCTCAGATCGTAAGTCTGTTCGTGCTCAAGCGGTATAGCGATAACCCAAGGCTCAGGATTGTGGTTTGGAAGTGGTTTGATCAATAGGTAGTTTACCTAACTGATTGATTCTAGCCATAGCGGTATTGACACATAGGCACGACTCAATCCATAAAAAGGCGCGGCCCGCAGGGGACAAATCCTGCGGGCCGAATAGAAGTCCGATGCTCTTTGCGGGGCACCACCGGACGAGATTGACTTAGGACATATAGATTCCGACGTCAACCCTCGCCGTCAACCCCAGCAAATATCATCGGTTCCATAGGCCAGCCCGTCTAACGGGATAGGTCCTGCGAGCCTAGTCATGGTTGTTGCGGGATTACCTAGCCAAATCAATGAAACATTGGACGCTGGCGTTACGACGACCAGCACGAACGGCGCCTTAGCCTGATCTGGGGTGTTCGATCCGCCGCCGCATGGGTCTGTGAGTGTTCTGACAGAGCGACCCCAGAACAATACTCCTCGATCAGGTTCCGAAAACCGGAATCGCCTTCTGTTAGGCGGGTTTCCTCTGCCCGGTAGATTTTTCCCTTCGGGAAAAACTACCATAGTTAGAATAGTTTATCGATGTAAGTTAAGGGGACTTCCAATGAACGGGATCGAGAGAATTGCATCTGTATCAAGGTTGAGTAGAGCCGCAAAGGAAGAGATGAAGAAATGGAAGGAGAAGTCTGGAATACGCGCGATAGTGCCAAAAACTCAAAACCAGAAGCTTGGGGCTAAGAGGCTTCGGCTCTTGGCTAGAAAGATGGACAGGCACGAGCGACGAAAAATATCCCTAGGACCAGCGAGCGAAGTGAGAATCATCAAGTCGTCTGGTGCCTAATGCACAACGTCGAGATTGAGCAAATCGTCTTAGGTTCCATTTTGATGGACAACCGGTTATTCCAGGTGGTGTCGGAGAAGATCAGCTCATTCGATTATTTCGAGCCGCTGCACGCCGAAATCCACGGGATAGCCGAAACCCTGATATCTATGGGTAAGCAGGCTTCACCTATTTCTGTGGTTACGTTCCTACCGTCAGATTTCAAAATATTAAACCTCACTGCACGGGAATACCTTGCTCGCCTCGCCGCGGCGTCGACAATCCCCACCGAAGTTCCCCAACTGGCCGATATGATCCGTGACTTGTCCGACCGTCGCGCCCTAAACGGCGTCGCAACCGAGTTAGGAAGGGCAGGGAGTGGCGATCCGGGCCAGATGGCTACGGAGGCCATAGAGCGGCTGGACGCGATCCTAGCAGCCCGTACGGTCTCTGGAGTGCCTTCCCTGAGTATGGAACAATCCATCGCCAGGGCGATGGATGCCGCGGCCAAGGCATATCAACGAGATGGCGCCATTTCGGGCCTATCCACAGGGCTGAAGGATTTAGACCGGAAACTTCTCGGCCTGCAGCGGGGCGAACTCGTAGTGATGGCCGGCCGGCCTGGTTCCGGTAAGACCGCAGTTTCCCTGTGTCTCGCCCGCAACATGGCAGAGAGGGGGCACAAGGGCATCTTCTATTCACTTGAGATGGGTGACGTGCAGTTATCCCAACGGATGCTGACTGACGAGGCCTATGACGCTGAGAAGATTGCCTATAGCTGGCTTAGATCGGGGCGGTTTAGGGAGAATCAGTTTTTGGCAATCCGGGACGCCGGGTACCGTCTGCAATGTCTACCAGTGAGGATAGAACAACAACCTTCGATGACAATGGGGCAGGTAGCTACGCGAGCTCGGCAGCAAAAACGCTCGAAAGGGCTGGATTTTTTCATCATCGATTATCTCGGACTGATGAAGCCCTCCGGCCGGTACGCCGGCAACAAAACAAATGAAATCGGGGAGCTCACCGCGGGCATCAAGGCCCTGGCGAAGGAATTGGATTGTGTCGGTCTCCTATTGTGCCAACTTTCGCGCGGGGTTGAGGGGCGGGAAGACAAGCGCCCCAACATGGGGGATCTTCGTGATTCGGGGAATATCGAGCAGGATGCGGACGTGATCGTCATGATTTACCGCGAAGCCTATTACCTTGAGCGGAAAGAGCCCCCCGCAGGGTCTGCCGAATATCTCGTTTGGTCTGACCGGATGCAGGCTTGTTACAACGAAATGCACCTTATCGTGGAAAAGCAGAGGTCGGGCCCGATCGGAACCGTCAAGGTGTTCTGCGACGTCGCATCCAATGCGATCCGAGATCACGGCTACCAGCGAGCAGAAGATTTGAACCAAATGGCAATCTAACAACGGAGAATTGCATGACTGCCCAGCTATTCGCATTCCCTGAGACCATCCAATCTCCACCAAAGACGAAGGAAAAATATACTGAGGAATTCGAGACCTTCTGGCTGGCCTACCCTCGGAAGATGAATTGCTCAAAGCTCATGGCATTCAGGGCGTGGAAGAAATTAGACCCGGGCGAACAGTTGCAGGCAGCCAGAGCACTAGTAACATTCTGCAACTCATGTCGGGGTAAGGAAGAACAGTATATCCCCCACGCCGCCACATGGCTCAACCAGCGCCGATTCGAGACCGTCCAGATACAGATCAAGCCGCAGCAAACAATAAATATCGACTGGCCCACCGTGCTTAAAATCTATTCCAAAACAAATAATTGGAACTACTCTTACGGTCCTGCCCCTGATGAAAAAGGTTATCGGGGACCAAAATAATTTGACAAGGTATCGTGACATTGATAACTTGTCGAAATCGAGAGGGGATTGCTATGAGCAGAGAGAATATCGCTAGCAGGATAGCCGCCAAGTGTTCGGATGATGAACTCGCCATGTGCATCAAACTGGATCACTCGCTGGTAGACGCCACGTTCCGCAGTTTCCGCGTTCTCGAGGATGTTTATGAGATCGGGACAGGCCCGGATCCGGTAGAAGTGTGGCCTCGCCTGACCACGGTAATCGGGAGGACCGAATGATCCTCCGCTCCGACACGATCGGACCTCACGGCGAAATGCAGATGAAACTCGTCCATCGCCGCGGGTCGTATTTCGTCCAGGCCAAGCACGATTCGATGCCTACGCTGATTGGGTTTCGGCGGATTATCTGCGACAACCCGGATCAGGCCGAAAGGCAGTATTGCCGTAGTGTCGAAGCGTCCAGCGCCGAGTTGGTTGCCGCGGATAGGGTATCGGCATGATTGATGGCGCTCCGGTCCCGGTATTCACGCAGGAAATGCTAACCGAACTTCTCGCATGGTTCGCTATTTTCCTTGGTTTCTCGGCAATCATAATCGCGGTGGTGAGAAAATGACCTCATCTTCCCCTGATACCGGGGCTCGCCAATGACGCTCGGCAGCCACCAAACCACAATCGGCAAAACCCAGACGTGGATTACGCCAAAATTCATCCTTGATGACCTCGGGCCGTTCGATCTTGACCCGGCTTCGTCTTGGGTCCGGCCATGGGATTGCGCGAAAACGAATTGGTGCGGCGGAACAACCGGCGACGGCCTGGAGCTAGAGTGGTTTGGTCAGGTTTGGCTAAATCCTCCGTTCCATCGCTATGAGGTTTCGCGCTGGATCGGGCGGCTGGCTGCTCACGGCAAGGGCATCGCACTCGTTCACGCGCGTACTGAGGCAAAATGGTTTGAGCCGATCTGGCAACACGCCAGCATGATCGGTTTCCTGAAAGACCGGCTCTATTTTCATTATCCTGATGGGCGCCGAGCAGAAGCTAACAGTGGAGCGCCCGCCGTGATTGCCGCCTTTGGGTTAGACGCCACTATGCGTCTTGCTGAATCCAAGATCCCGATGATCCGTATAACCGAATGGGAGCGGCCATGACCGAGGATCTTGTCGAGCGACTACGCTGGGAGGGGAAATTCGGTTCCAGAAACCAGCTTAACGATGAAGCCGCCAACGAGATCGAGCGCCTGCGTGGTGTTGCCCAATCACCTAGCGTGGATGCTATCGCGGCTGCAGTGCACGAAGGCCGCTTCTCCGAGGGCAAGGACCAAAGCAACTATTGCACGTTCGAAGATGAGTGCGAATCCGGCAAGATTTACTGCCGACGCATCGCCAGCTCGGTCATCGCCGCCCTAGCGCCCGGCAATGCTGGCGCGCCGTGGCCTGCCGATACGAACGAAGGACGAGAAGCCGTCGCGAGTTACATATATGACGCCTTCCCATTCGATGGACCGCCCCACAAGACAAAACCAGCGTGGATTCCTCACGGCAACAGCGATTGGCAGGACAAGGCGAGAGAAACGGCAGACACGATCATCAACTTGCTCCGGCCCGGCAATGCTGGCGCGGTGGAGGCGAACTACATTCGTCGCGTGGTTCTCGAAAACGCAGATCGTGCCGACGACATCGTTTTCGATACTGCAAGCCAGGAACAGAACGGTGGCATATTGGGCATCAAGGCCGTTGCTGAACAAACGGCAGCTAGCTTACGCGCAGTCGCAGATCGGATCGCCGCCCCGCTTCCCGCAACTCAGGGAGACTGGGAATGAGCGAGAAAATGACGAATGATGAAATGGCTTGTGCACTTCGAAAGGCTGGCTGGTTAGTTGAAAGGCCGCTTTCGTCAAGCGCTAAGATAGCGGGCGCAATCTTCGTGGCCGCAAGCCTCTCGTTCTTGGGGTACTTCGCTTACATCGTTCACGGCCTGATGTCGCTTGGTCCGATTGAACACTACCACATGTTTGGGTGACTGCCATGACAGACGCAATGCAAGTGAAAGAGGCGCTGCAACTTCGCCACGACGAAATCTCGAAATGGCTCGGCGATAACGCGCCATACGTCGTGGCTGATCAGAAGCATCTGGACGAAAACACGCCGGAGCGCGCCTATTGGCACTACGGCTACAAAGCCGCCCTGTCTGACGTGCTGGCGCTCGCCCCTTCCCCCGCCGCGCTGGACCCGGTGACGGTGGAGGCAATCGAGCGTCAGTATTTCTATACGGGCGAGCCGGGAGATCATGAGGCGATTAAGGCGGCCTTCCGCGCCCTGATCGGCCATCCCGCCCCCACCGGAGACGGCAAATGAAAATGCAAAATCCCTATTCTGTTATAGGTGATGCCTTTGTTGATTCCGTCGTCGCTGGCAATCGCGGCAAGATCGAAGGCAAGCAGGAAGGTCTGTCAGATCGCCTGCGGCAGTATGCCTATTATCTCACGGAAAACATGGTTGAAGCTGGAGACGCGCTTTTCGTCAATGACCTGCTTGACGCAGCCAAACGTCTCAATCCGGCCCCCACCGGCAATGCGCCGGAGCCGGTGCAAAAGCCAGTCAATAAACGCGATGCTATGACGGTTTTACATGACAGTCTTCAAGAATGGAACACAGAAGAGTTTTGTAAGTCTGACTGGAACACGAAAGCAGCCCAACGAGCCATCAAGGATTTAAACCGCGCCGGCTTTTTTATTGGTGCTAACGATGAGCTAGCGCTTCTCAAGGGATTTGTTTCTCCGCGTTCCTCTTGGGCAATCTACCGTGACGGGGAAATTGTGGAAGTGTGTTTCGAGCGTGGGGAAGCTCAAGCCATATTTGATGGGTTACAATTGGATGACGAGGATCAAAAGTACACTTGGTCTATGTGTCAAGTACGTAATAATATTGGTGTGGTAGTGGCATGGCGATGGAGACCAAAGAGCAGAAAGGCGGATTGGGATTATACGGCTAGCGCGGCATGGGTTGAGAAATACAAAACCACTATTGAAGCCGAACCGCTCTACGCCGCCCCGGCCAGCAATCCCCAAGAGGCTGGGCGCTGGCAACCCATCAACACGGCTCCACGCGACGGCACAGTGATCGACCTGATGTTAACCGGCGGTTGTCGCATGACCGACCAATGGTGGGATGATGAGGACAAAAGCTGGTGCGGGCTTGAGGAGTCCATGTTTACACATTGGGCTCCCCTACCAGAACACCCAGTCTCATCGACAAAAGAGGCCGGGACCGAAGGCTTTAGCAATCCGGACGATGAGGACGAATTATAATGGCGACAGTCAAAACATACGATCCGCGCTGCTATGACCTCGCTGCAATCTTTCTTGGAGATGAGCCAGAGATTCACACGAAGGAACATATCCACGCACTCGCGCTCGAAATTCAGCAGTGCATCGAGGATGAAATGTATTTCATGCTGAATATTCCAGAACTCTATCCAACTCTAAGTAGAGTCACCTCTAAGAACGAGGTTTCGAAATGAAAGCTATTTCGCTCTGGCAGCCTTGGGCAACACTAATCGCATGCGGCGCTAAGCCGTTTGAGACGCGGAGCTGGGCACCCCCGCGCGATCTGATCGGCCAGCATATTGCCATCCACGCGGCGAAAAAGATCGACAAGGGCGTGGCACAGTTCGCCGAGGAACTATCTTACGGCCAACACAAAGATGGCGGGTTCGATCTGGCTGACAAGATCGAAGCCTCAATGTCAGAAACGCCAGATGAATTGATGGGCCTGTTCGGAGAGGCGACGGCGATGCCCATCGGATGCATTGTCGCGATTGCCAGACTCGACGCGGCATTCCAGTTGGGTGAGAAGTCCGAAGGAACAGCGTTCCCCGCCGCAAGCGTCGTGCGTCGTCTTATCAGCCGACCAATGCCAGAATGTTTCACTATCCGTTACGACGACTTCGGTGACTACGCGCCGGGCCGATGGGCATGGCTGCTGAAGGACATCCAGCCGCTCAATCCCGCAATTGCGGCGAAGGGTGCACAGGGATTTTTCGAGTTGCCGCAAGGCTGGCTTGTGCCGGACTCGGTCGCTCTAAATCAGGGGGTGGAGAAATGAATCTTGTTAGTTCTGACAGCCGCAACCAAACGGAACGTCTGCTCAACGCCGCGATGGATCACATTTGCGATACGCACGAGCAGCCGACAGATCCTCGCGCATGGGATCATCTGTTGATCTACTGCCCGCGAGAGATTTTGGAGCGCCGTCTCGTATCTCTACATCAAAAGGTGCCCGATGCATCTAATGATTAAAAAGTCGTGGTTTAGAAATAGATGGAGCGTCTACGAGATGGGACATCTTGAGGGCGACTGGACTTGGCTCGCCACCTTTCAAAATTTCAATGACGCCCACGCTTGGATGAGCCTAGTGACGCGCCCACAACACGCCGGAGATTCCAAATGATGACGGACCTTTTGCCATGCCCGTTCTGCGGTTCGAAGAATATAGACCCGAAAGGATGGGCATCGACCGATCGCGCTGGTCCTGCGTGTGATGATTGCGCCGGTAGTGCTGATACCGTCGAAATCTGGAACACTCGACCAGGAGCCAAGCATATCGAGGTAGATATCGGGGCGGCCGCAGCTGCATTGCAATCCAGTCCCGAACTATGCGCCATGATGAACGAGATGGTCGGCGGACCGGCACTCGTCGAGGCCCAATCTCAGATCGAGAGACTTCAAGAAGCTCTCCGGTTCATTGGAGATTGGGTTGCTCGGCCTCCCTCGGCATTCTCGATGGGCGCGCTCGATGTTGTGTTTAAGAAAATCCGCAACAAAATCGACGAGACGCTGGGCGTGGTCTCTTCGCATGAACGGGTGAAGGAGGAATAGATGGCAAAGTTAAAAAAGCGGGATGACCGAGTATTCGACGTGACAGTTTGGAACTTGATGGATGGCGATATTGTCAAGAAGGGCTGGAGTCTTTCCCCGGCCGAGGTCGCCGAGATTGAGGAACAGTTTGAAGATGAGCCGATGTGTCAGGTTCAGATTGAAGAGGTTTGAGCGATGCCTAAACGCATTCCAATAGCGACAGCCAAGGCGGTGGCCGAGAAACATGACCTGCGACAGGTCTTGCTGGTCGGATATGACGGCGAACTTGTCCATGTGGTCACATACGGCAAGACGAAGGCCGATTGTGAGCAAGCCGCCAAGGCGCAGGATTTTTGGACGGGAAAAATCCGAGAGTTTTCTTTTGAGGGCACTCGGTGTCCACAGGAGACCGAGTGATGTGTGGCCTTCTGCTTTTTGTTGGAATCATCGTCGGACTGATTTTGTGGATGCGTTACGAAGACAGCAAAATTAATACGGATTTTTGATCATGAGTGAACACCATTTGCCGTGGGTTTATAGGCCGCGCCACTTCGATGATTGGGGCTGGATCAGGGACTTCGCGGGAAATATTGCCGCGATTGCCAGGGGCGATGACGGCAGCAAATCGCACGATCAGCACAGGTCGGACAAAACCGATCCATATGGCGAATACGCCGCCTTCATCGTCAAGGCCGTCAACAACCACGATGCGCTTGTTTCGGCACTGAAGGAATGCGCTATCCGGCTGCGATACGATGGTGACCTATTCCGCGATCAAGGCAATGAGATGCGCCGAGATGCTTCGTGGAAGGCGCAAGAAATGGCCGAAGCTGTACTCGTTCTTGTGGGAGGACCGGGCCATGAGTGAAATGATAGATCGAGTCTACAAGGTTCTCGAAGAACACTTTTGGAGAGATGATAGCGAAGGCTCTGACTGTGGGCAGATGCTCTATATTCAAACGGCAGCGAGACTTGTTATTGAAGCGATGCGCGAGCCGACCGCGGAAATGCTGTTTGTTGGAAGCAACGACGAGGCGGGATTCACTGAACGTAACTTGCTCCAAAGCTGGCATTTGATGATCGACGAGGCGCTTGCCGCTGTCACTCCGGCAAACCACACCAACAAAAAATCAACGTAAAGGAGTTAACGTGTCATCCATCACCAATGACGTTGCCGAGCTCGAATCCTTGGTCGAATCGCTTCAGGCCGAGAACCGGATCCTGCACAATACGAAGGTCCAGCATGAGTTTGAGCTTTTCGAACTCCGGCAGAACAACAAGAAGCTTCAATTAGAGCGGGACCAGGCAAGGGATGCCTGTACCACGATGAAGTTGATCCTGGATGAGGCTGGGGCCGCAATTATTCATGGAATGAAGAGGTTCCGGGAGATCAGCCGAGATCGCCAAGCCAAGGATTTGGAAAAGGGCGAGGGCTTGCCGCTATTTCTCGAAAAGGAAGCCCCAGAGCAAACGGTTCAATGACCGTTTTGCCTGAGCGGCGCGGTCATTTCCTCGTTGGCCTCATAAATCGTTGTTATGTACGGGATATTGTTGCGGAATATCCATACGTCCCGCAGCAGACAGCGAACCGGATGGGGCGAGCTAGCGGCCTCTCTTAGCCTTTGGATTAACTCATCCGATTCGGCGATTGCCTGCTCATATTTGGACATCACGTCTTTCTTTCGGTGAACAGGAACGTCTTTAGTTCGGCCATTACGGTTAGAGCCCGGTCTGATAAATCCTCTAGCTTTTCGTCACGGGTTCTTACCTCTTGCAATAACCGGACCCGTTCGGCGTTGAGCCAGTAGACGGCCATCAATAGCATCGGCGCGCACCAAGCGCCGCCTTCCTTCACATAGGCGATCCAATCAATCCCTGCTTCAACAGCACCCACCCCTGAGCCTGCATTTCATTTTCTATTTTGCATTAACAACAGCTTTGGCCCCTTCCAAGGCCATCGCCTTCAAAACATCGTCAGAAATGGCAAACCCGTAGCCGCTTTTGTCGGCATCGGCTCGAAGGATGGCGAAAAGAGCATCAATCTGCGTTTGGGTGGGTTCGATCATTCTTCGACTCCATCTTTTAAGTTCATTGATGATACTTCGCCAGCCTTCACCCCTCTAGCGTAGCTTTCCTTGTCGGTTGATTCTATCAGCCTATCGGTCAGGGAATTAGTAGCCTTATGAACTTGTTCAATCTTCTTGCCGTTCCGGTAGCTCTGGTAAAAATTCAATGCCAACACTAGAGCGGTTATCAATTGTGCGATTTCCCCCAGTGTTGGCATTGTTTCATCCTCAGTATTTTAGGGAAACACCGATCCGGGCCATGTTGCCCGGCTTTACGCAGTTGGATCCGAAACAAATTGAGTTGGTGGCATTCATCTGCCAACCAGCCCAAGTATCGACGACCATATTGTTAGAATATCGGGTCAGAAGACCGATTCCTATAATCGGCGCCACAACCCAGTTGTGAGCGGACGGATTGTTTCCGATTTGAGCCCCGAAGTCCTGCTCCACGAGGCCAGCGAAGCCGTATGAGGCCGGGGCACCTGGTGTAGCGCCCGGCGTTGATGGCAAGGCAGGGACCGCAGGCAGATTCAAGTTCGGCAGAATGCCAGAAAGGTACTGCTGGATTGGCGATCCAACGCCAACGCGCTCAATGAATACGCCTGGCCCAGAGAGAGCCAATCCATTGGTCCCGCCGTTGAGGTTGGAGAAACCGCCTTGGACTTCAACAAACCCAAACGCATTACCCGCGAATGGGCAGGTATAACCTAGTATGGCGTCAAGATCGCCTTGGACAATTTGAGTGCCCACAGGCCCGCCCGAGACCGCGCCGGCATTCCCGCCAGTTCCGACACCGTAGTAGAAACCACATCGGGTAGGATAGCCTGACGTCAGAGCCTTATTGATTGCGCCGAGGCCCGCCAGGTCCGCAGCATTAGCCGCACTAGACAAAAGCCCAAGGGCAAGAACGATACTTCGAATCTTCATTTTTCATTCCCCATGTTCGAGTTGAAGAGGCCCGAACATACTCCCGAAGACATTCGTTAACTGTTGCCTAAATGTCTCACGACGCGGCTTTTGCAACCAAGGCTGGCCTGATATCAGGTGTCGCTGGACCAACCTTTGTCTGTGCTGGGTCGACGGCGACAGACGCGGCTGCTGGTGACGCATTTTCGTTGATGCTGATTCGCTCGACGCCGGGCATAGCGGCTACGTCCTGTATCTGCGCGGTTTGGGTTGTCAGCGCCACGGTTATCCCTTGGAGGACCATATTCAGAAGGCCGGCAACGGTTACAATTGTCTTTGCGAGCGGCGCTCCAAGAAGATCGGTCAACTGCGCGGAACTAACCATCAAAACGCTAATAATCACTCCAATAATTTGAATTATCTGCTTACCGTTAAGATTCAACATCTTAATCCCTTTCATTCAACTAGTTTGTCTGTGATGATTTTAGCCGCGCCGTCGTAAGCTTTTACCAATGAACCAAAGCCGTTACCAAACTTGTCTAAGGCTTGTGGGTCTCGAGCGGTGATATTCCCCGCCATGACGCGAATCAGCAGGCCCATCTCGTCGTCTAAGGCATTGTCTAGGGCTTTGAGGGCGGTTTCTCGCTTCATACGTCGAGCCGCTTGGCGAGAGTTTTGAGGGTTTCCAATCTGGCGATCCCATCTTCCGCCAATCCATTCGCCGCTTGGAACCGCTTGACGGCGGCTATCGTGCCCGGGCCATATTGGCCATCGACCGATATTTGCTCGTCGGAGATTGCGTTCAAACTCGCCTGTACCCATGCCACGCTGAATTTCGGGTGAATCGGTGCCGGGACTGGAGACGGTGGGGCCTCGGGCGCAGGAACGGGGACAGGGTCAACAGAAACGGCCACTGGCGCGGGTTCCGCTATGGGCTCTCTCAGGCCCTTCTCGAATAGATCGGCCTCTTGGCGGCGCCTAGACTGCAATCCAGGCACGTTCGGCCATAGACGTTGCATTGATCGGATATTGCCGGGGATGGCCGCGAAGTTCTTATCCGCCATGTTGGCGTGGATCTCGCGCATTTCGAGGTAGCGGTCGCCCGCCCCGTTGAATGACGCGCCGCGGTTATAGGCGAGGGAAACGAGGGAACCGAACGAATCGCCCGACAGCAAATCGCAGTTCGGCAAAGCCTTCTCGACCAAAGCTTCCCATTTTGGCATGTCGTGGTTCTGGAACACGGCCATTGCGGCTGTCCAAGACACAGAGACGGCATTGCGGATTTTGTGGGTTTCGACTTGAGCCCTAGCGCCAGTCATACCGGCCGCCGCGCCAAGTTTGCTAATCATGTCAGCGGTTAGATACTGGCCCCAATCCGAGGCGATTTGCGCCGCGGTCTCAAACCCGCAATCGTACCCTATGCCGATCGTCACTCCAGAGGCGCCGCCCGGCCAAGTTGGCGGACGATAGAGTTTATTATACGTTTCTTCCGAGCTCACCTCGAAAAAAACGATCATAGACATTGCGGCAGGGGATGATCTCACGAAAAACGGCCCACCTTAGGGTTAAGGTGAGCCGCCTGCCGTGAACAGTTATGCGACGGATTGCCACAATTCGTCAAGGTTGCGGGTCTTGAACTACTTTCGCGGCATAGATGTAAGGGTACGGAGACGTGATAATAATTCGGCAAATCGCGCCGTTTTCATCAATGATAGCGGTGCATTTACTAGTTTGCCTTCCCCATTGGTCAACGGGAAATGGTTTGGCGTCGCGTTCCGCCTCTTGCTCTGTGATCGTTTTCATCAGATTTCCTCAACTATCTTGCGAAGGGGCCGTTTTTTCTCTCTCACGGGTGGAATTTCGGGGAAACGAGAGGCTTGGCCAAGTGTTTTGGTCCACAGTTGTTTGACGTAAGCCTCTCGCGACGCGGCAAAATCCAACCCCCAATGGCGGCATATTTGCCTAGATCGGCCGGACGCTTTGGCGATCTCAAAAGGGGTTGCCAGCCCCTTCCGCATTAACGAAATAGCGGCGTGACGGATATGATCGTTACGGGCGGCCATGTTGACGCTCTTTGAACGTCGCAGGCTGTATCCATTGAATGTTGAATGACGGGCCAAACGTGCCGCGACCATAGGTGATTTGCTTGGCCTTCGGGTATTGCTCGATTGCTGCAGCGATAGCTTCCTCCTCCGAATCGAAAGGGCCGACCATTTGCTTAATCTTGCCGATCGGATGCGCCCAATATTGAGCCGACATGGCTATTCCTCCGTTTGCTCCGTAAACCAAGAAACTAAATCGAGCTGATCCGCCTCATCTGAGAAAAGGCCAATGTCGCAAGGTCTCTGCGGCTTTGACGGCCGCAACGGTTGCCTAGCCTTCAGCCTCGCAAGCGATATTTGCTCCGCGCCAGGAATGACGCCTTGCGGCTTTCCATCGGCGCCGACCTCAAAATGGAATTGTGTCTCCATAATAAAACCCCTCTTTGCTGGTTAGGATATCAAGTGCATAGTGTGATCGGGCTATCTCGCATTGCTGCCGATAGCGGTGAAGCATTTCGATACAAGCCTGTTGGAACGGGCTCATTTCCTTGAAGCCGCGAGCGTCGTAGTAGGCTTGGCTGGTCATATAGACCTTGTGCGCTCCGCCTCCGCCGTTTCGCTGATAGCGGTCGGCGGAGACGTGACGCAGCTCCGCCATTGCGTTGGAATCGAATGCCATGGTTCAAGCCGCTACTTTCGGACGATCAAGCTGGAATTGCTCGATTACGGCGTTGGCCTCTGCCAACCATCGCGGCCTTTGCTTTTCCACCCACGCAGCAAGCTTAGCCTTAGCTTTCGTGGCTTCGCCGCTCGAAAGGAAACCGGCGTGAACGGAAAAACTATCCCCGAAAAGGTCTGCTACCAACCACTTAGCTTCGTCTTCTGTGATCCGGAAATGGCGCGCGGCTACGTCGAATTGTGGCCGTTGCCAATGAGTCCCTCCGAGATGGTAGAAGCCATTTTCCAGCGCGTGCATTGGAATGCCGTCGATATCTGACAAGTGCAAATCGGCAAGCGGCTGTAAATCTGGCCAATGCTTCAAAATTTCGTCATGGCAGCATCCGCCGAATTTGGATCCGCGATCTTTTCCATCTGCGGTTAGCGAGAAGTATGGCTTTGCGTTACCTCTGTGCCAAGAAAGCGCGGCGGTTGCCGTGATGTAGTAGCGGTTTTCTCTGTCAATAAATTTACGGATCATAGTCGTATTCCCCTCTGTTAGATGATTGTCAGGAAGTGAAGAACGTGGACGGCCGAAACGAAGCAGCAAATCGCCAATGGCCAGATGACGAGATGTTCTAGGGCGGTCATTGGTTAACCGCATTCGAATAATCAAGGCCGGGATAGGCAGGCATTGATCGGGTCACGCGATCCAGAAATGGATCATGCGGCCGGTTGGCGATTGAAACGCCGCGCGCCCCATGCTCGATAGATGCAGCGGCACAATTCGGCTTTGTGACCCTAGCTAAGGCCTCGTCTAGCCTCTCGATGAGCCATTTCTGATCTTCGCAACCAGCCACGGCATAAGCGGCCGCTTGGAAAGCCCTTGTTGCGGTTTCTGCTTCGAAATAGGCCGGACGATATTGACCCAAGAAATAGATTGACGCGGTATAAGCCATTTCGGTATCCCCTCTGTTTCGGTAAGGATACCTTGTCAGATGATTTGATATTTGTCCATAGGCAAAAACGAAAAATCTCAAAACTATTTTAGTTCTGATGTGATTTCAGATATTTGAGGCTCAGGAATTTGGGCGCAATTCGTCCCCGTTTCTGCCTCCTCCTCTAAAAAGCCCTTGCTGGCTTTGAGGAGTGACCCGGCAGGCCACCATTTCATCCCCGTATTCCGCGCTATCCTTTTATCGGTGGACCAAGCCGGCCTCCCTAGACCGAGACCCTGCGAGCAAGGCCCTGGACTAGGGAGCTATTCTAGCTCCAAGCTACGCTTTCCCATTTGGCCTGCCGTCCAAGCGGTTTTGAGCGTAAGGCGAGCAATATTCGACGTAGAATCACTCTCGCCTGCGTTTGTCTCTCAGGGCGGTGTGCAGCCCATTCGAGCCGTCGGGGATAGCTTTCGCTATGAGGGTCCCGGCGGGGAAATCCGTCTTGAGGAAGGTGGCTTGCGCTCTGTCGGAACTAGGTCCGGGCTGCGGGCTTTGCGGTTGACCGAGGCGGGATGCGTGCCATATAAGGCTTGGGCGCCGCGCTCTTTTCCAAACTGCCCCATCAAGCCAGTTTGGGCCGAACCCGTCCTGCTCAACCAGGGCGGGTTTCGTGTTTCTAGCCCTATTTCATTGCAAAATCAACGCCCCGTGCTATGATCGCAAATCAACCCGTGGCGGGGTCATTCGGTTGGATAGCAGGGGATTCGGCCGCCGCGATGAAAGATTGCTTGCCGCTCGCTAACGGGAAGGCACGTGGTATTCCGGTTCAAAGCAATCGTCCCCTGCAAAAAGGCTTCGCAATGAGGGATAAACCCTATCCAGCTTGCGCACCTGGTCTCGGTGGTATCTGCACGATATGCGGCCACGGGCCCTGCACAAAGACGGATTTGGCCAATGACGTGATTCTTCCGGCGATCGGCGCCGCGGCTCTATTCGCGGCTTGGTATTACGACTATCTGCCGTGGAAAGTCATAAAGGCGATTTTGACGGAGGCGGTATGAGTGAAACGCTTTACGTTTATCGCTGGGATCGCCAAGGCCGCAAAAACGAGATTTGCCGCATTCTGGCCAGAGGCAAGATGAATAGCTGTCTCGCCGAGTTTGAGGATGGCTACCAGATGATAACCAGCCGAAACGCATTCCGCCGGCTCAAACCTCTTTCGCCCGCTTCCTCCCCACCTTCGGCCTCCCGCTCAATCCCGTCTCAGGATCTATCGCTCGAAAGCCAACCGCCGGCCTCTTCGGTGGATTAGCCAAGGCATAGGCTTCCAGCTCCGCTATCAGCCTATCCCCAGCCTCACAGCGCGCCCTGATAGCCTCAGACAGCATCAAGGCCGCCGCTGCAGGCATCACCTGTTTCCCCTTCCACCACCCCCTCATCGTCTCTAACGCATACCGACCACCAAACAATTCTACAGCGCCCTTCTGTAGTCCTGGATAATCGTCAATATTCCAAGGCAATACCCACCGCGTACCTCGCACCGCAATAGGCTTAGCCCCATGCGCTATATATTTTGGGCTTAGTGAACGCGGACGTTTGCGGACATATGATCGAAGGCCGTGTTTATCTGCGATTTCAAGGGGTTTTTGAGCTGTTTCGGCCTCGCGCATAGGGCATTCGTAAGGCTATCAGGCGGGGTCGGCAAGCGATCCTAGCTGTATTGTCAGCCATGCGATGCGATGTTCTCATATTCACCACCTAACCCATTGATATATAACGGCACCGTCTCGTTGGTCCGGTGTTGGGGAATGACTGATGCGGCGAGAAACCGCAGCCAGGTGACGAATCAGGGGCTATTTTTCTTGGCGTCGGCCCACGAGCGAGTGGCGAAGCGGGGTGGCGCCCGTCTTCGCCCCGCATAGAAAAAATAAACATGCGTTACCTCTTGACGTAACGCCGTTACCCGGTTCTAGGTAACGCTAATGGATATGGAGTTGATGCAAGCTATATCGCGTGTCCGGCGGTCTACGACGAACCGGGATGTTCTGTTTGTTTGCGATGAGTGTGAGAGGTTGCTGTCTCGTAGCTCAGTGGTAGAGCAGGGCGCTGTTAACGCTCAGGTCGCAGGTTCGATGCCTACCGTGACAGTCAGGGCTAAGTTGAGCCGAGCGGAGATACAGAAGAACTATCGGGTGAGGAAGAAGGCTGAGGCTTCAGAAGCGAGGAAACGGCGTATGACGAACCAGAACTAGAAACAGGACATGGACGAATGAGTGTACGCAGATGGCATAGGCAATCGAAGTGGCCGACGATCAAGGCATCGGCTCAGAAGGGCCAACCAGGAACACCCATGCGTCGGATCGAGATGCGGGCGTATCCTACCACAAAGGGATTTCGGCTTCGAGGTTTTCATCCAACCAAGGGATGGAGAATGTTCGCATGAATCGCCCCGGCCGTCCTCGTCGTATCGATCCGACGCCGTGGGAAAAGTTAGGATATTCGCGTCGCACATATTATCGACGCAAGAAACTTGGTCTGTTTCCAAAGATACAGAAGTTCTGGTCTCCGATGAATTGCGAGTCTGCCCCGCAAATCCAGCCCAATGGCACGGTGAAGATATGAACTGGTATGATTATCTCGGGTTAGCAGGGTTTGTGGTGGAGAGTTCGGTCATACTCGGGTTTGCATTTCGGAGGATGGGGTGATTGCCCTCGCCTGTATCCTTGCGTTCTTTCTGGGGATGGCATTCCGTCAATGGCTCACGTGGCTAGATTATCCTCATATAACGCCGTGGGGAGAATCTACCCAGATGTGGTCACAGACCGATTGGGATTGGTACCGGGAAACAGGAGGCCGGCATGTACGGCGGGATGATCCATAGGAGATTTCTGACGATAGCCTCGCTGTTGTCGGTCGCGTTTCTCGTCATGTGTTACTTTCTCTCCCAAGCATTGGCGGCTGACATGAAGATACCGCCGAAGGAAAATCCTGCCGTCAGGGCATGGATATGCGGATACTCGGCCGGGTTCGAGGACGGTATCCGAAAGCTGGACGATCCCCGTCAACCGGAGTCACCGCAATGCGAGAAGTACAAGGCCCAGGCAAAGTCGGGCGCACGGTAGGGTTCGCCGACGTCATCATTATCAACTCCGCACTGATCGTCTGCATCGCGATTGTTGTCCTGAAATGCCTTGGCGTCGTCTGATAGGGAAGTGGATCGATAAATTGTCCCTGCCATCCAAAGCATATAGCGGAATGCCGGAGTGCCCGTTCGCCAGGATGGCGGACATCAGGTTTCATATAGCCAGAACCGAACTTCTTCTGACCTCGCTTCGTCTGTCCAGGGACCTCAAGCCAAAGCAGGTTATCGTTCTAAACTTCGATCCAGATAAATTCTCCCTTGGCCGTGTTGAGGATGACGTCGACCGCCTTAACCTGCTTCTCAGATCGAAGGACAGGATCATCCTGTTCACCCATCCCGATAGTGACGAACCTTCCCATCCGGAACTTGGGATAGTGTTCATCCAGCACAGGTCGGACATGATATCCTCGGTAAATATCCTTCGCCGGACCTCGTATTACGATAGCAAGTCTTTGCCGGAGTGGTACGAATGACCGAAGTCGTATCGATCGTCAGGAAGAAAACGGTAGACGAGGAGATCAAGTCTCGCGTCATCGAGATGCTGAAGACCACTTTGGCGGAGGCGGAAGCTGGAGATATCGGAGCGATTTTTATGATCGTGGAACGCCCCGACGAAATGTGGACCGAGCGTTGGGACGGTACGGCCAAGCTATCCGAGATGATCGGTCGTATAGAGATCATCAAGCACAAGATTATCCATCAATATTTCGAATCCGAGGGGGAGTTATGACCGAACTCTCACGTCGCTCCCTGATCACCGGCCTAGTATCGCTTGTCGCCGCTCCTGCGATTGTCCGTGCCACGTCGCTAATGCCGGTGAAGACGATTGATCCTGAGTTGGTATATTTCGAGTGGGCTGGGAACTCGATTCGTGCTGAGGCTCACATTGTTGAATTGCTCAAGCGGCGTATTGCGAATGCCGAGCGAGTGATGATCGAGAATATTAATACCTGTATATTTGGCGGTCGTGTCTACGGAATATCTGGATCGTCAAATTATATATACTATAGCGATCCTCTTGGTTCGGTATCATGACCGAACCTCCATATGGATACCGTGAATTCAACGGAGGGATGGTTCCTAACGAACTGGAGCAAAGCACGCTGTTCTGGATCAAGTCAGTCAGGAATAAGTTTCCATCCGACAAAGCATTGGCCGATGCTCTTAACCAGATGACGATGTTGCGTAGGGGGGAGAATTGGACAGCGGAGAGTATCGCCGAGGTCACCAGGATAAATCGTCCATGACATTCCCTTCCAGTCCATACAAGTTCAATTCATTCGAGGACGCCCTTGATGATTTGATCGAGGACTGGGCCGGAGAGGAAAGCGAGCAGGAAATCGTCAACGCGATGCAGGCCAAGATCGAGGAAATGCAGATGGTGCCTGAAACCAAGGTATCGGAGGAAAAGCCAAATGCCGAAGAAGAAGATCAAGGGTAGTGTCACCACAGCGACGAAGAGACTTGCGTCCTACGGTGAGCAGCCGCGCTCTCCATACGCTCCCAGCAAGATCCGCGCGCCACTCAAGGGGAAGAAGAAGTAATGCCGCTTACTCCTGATGAATTTGAATCTGCGGTCAACGGAACTTGCAAGCACTGCGCTTCAGGTAATGAGCCAAGGTGGCGGCCGGAGACCTCGGAATACTGCCACGACTTCGTTGTGGATCGCGGGACTTCAAAAGTTCAATCACACTCATTCTGTCTCGCCACCGGCTTGAGGAAATTCTACCAGAAGCAGAACAATGAGTAGCTTCTTCGGAGAATCCCTTATTGTCACTAAGCTACCAGATGGTGGCTACGTCGTGTCAGACGTTCCTCAGTACAATGGTATAACCACTTTCCTATACGCCGCCTCGTCTATCACCGAAGTGCTGAATTACGTCCGACAGAAAATGGAAGAAAAAAATAATGGGTGATCGAAAGGCCGCGATACTCCAGTTCAATTCGGCGATCTCTCCATCTCAGGCTGCTAGAGAAGGCAGGGCTGACTGGCAACTTCCCTATCAGTTCTATTCCTCAGCCTGCATGAACGATGACACGATGTCATTAGCCTGGCATGAGTTGGGTAACACCCTTTGCGACATGAGCCTCACGCCGGCCGCGCTCGCCGCCCATCGCATAGCCGTTGAATGTCCGGATGGAGAATTACCGGGAGATATCCGCGCGAAGGATCGCGGCAAGTCCATGGTGCAGATCGCGTATCGCCTCAACACGATGGGAAGGCTCGAAGAAGCCGACGAGGCTATTGAGAAGGCATTGAACATGGATGGTACCGCGCAAGCATGGCTTGTCCGGTCGCTGATATCATCCGCTAAATGCAATCATGCCGATGCCGTGGTAGCCGGACGCCGCGCTCTTGACCTTGAACCAGATAATGCCACGATCGAAACCGCTCTCGGTCTCACCCTCATGTTCAAGGGGGATCTATCGAAAGGTCTAAAGCATTTCGATGCTAGGTTCCGGTATAAACTTAAGCATTTCCTGACATTCCCTTATCCTCAATGGCACGGTGAACAAGGTAAGACCGTTTTTCTGGTCGCCGACCAGGGTCTAGGCGATACGATATCATTCGCCAGATTTCTCCCCGAGTCTGCCAAGCGATGCAAGTTCATGTATGTCGGAGCTCAGAAAGAGCTTGTCAGGCTGTTCAAGGCTTCGTTCCAGCACATACCCAATATCGAGATCATCCCGCCGATGGCAACCGGATGGCCGCCGTGCGAATCGTGGACTACGTTCGTTAGCCTGCCTACCGCGCTAGGTCTCAACGATCATGAGATCAAGGAAACACGCGGTATTGCTATTCCACAGTTCACAGTGCCGATGTCTTGGAAGTCCCCGGATCGCAAGTATCATATCGGTGTCGCTTGGTCTGGTTCTCCTATTGGAGATATCAACCACCATAAATCCTTTCCGGTTGAGAACCTGCTGCGGCTGTATGAAATCCCAGGTGTTCAACTGTACTCATTGCAGATCGACGCCAAATCTGCGGACCTTCACGCCGCCGGGTGCGCCGCGCTCATCCGAGACCTAAGTCCTTTCGTAAATGACGTGGCGGACACCACGGCAATCATTAGGAATCTCGACCTGATAGTCACCGTCGAGAGCGCGTTGGGGCATGTCGCCGGGGCATGCGGTAAGCGAACGATCATTCCGTATAGCGCAAATGGCCACGACTACCGTTTGGGTCGTGATGGCGAGAACATTATCTGGTACCCGCGGCACAGCATCGTGAAACAAAAAAGGTATGAACCTTGGTCGCTCACGTTTGACAGAGTAGTAGAGGCGGTGAGGGGGGAGTTGAGGTGAGTTTTAGAACTACCGTAGATTTTCAAGGTCGTGGATTAACAATCCAATGGCCAATGTCGGAGTCTATTATAGATATCTACGTCAGAACATTTACCTGTAAGAGGTGGCCTGACCGATTATCTGACTGCAAGATTAACGGAAAGTTAGTTAGTCCAATCATTTACGCTATTTCCAAAGACAATCCTCCTAGCGCGAAGAATATTTCTAGGAAGAAGAAATGAGTGCCCAAGACCTCCGACCGACCAAAGCAGATTTACAATTCTTCTCGGATCACCCAGACCGCAAGGCGCGTATCCGCATAGTTGAGGATCGTGAGAACATTGGGGAGTTTTGGTCACTCGGGGCGCATGACGCATCTAGGCGACGTATGCTGTTATGGAGGGTACCAGACAGTCATCCTCTGAAGCGGGCGTACCCCTTCCTTAAAATACCTTTCCTGGCGTTTGCCGACGAATCGATTGAGGATACGGACAAGGTTCTTCTGCCGTTGATTGACCAAATCATGAATGACGCCAGATCCAAGCCGAGTATGAAAAATGGAAGATGATATTACGTGGACGGAGGTACTTTCCTCTCGTGTCACCAAGGTTGGCTATTCTCCATCTTCTCAGCATTTGTATGTGGTTTGGGCACGAGGGGGTAAGACCAGCATGTATTCTGACGTACCTGCAGATATTGCCGATCAGTTTGCTAAGAGTTGGTCGGTCGGTAGCAGGGTCAACACGATGCTCAATGGCTATCCAATGGAATATGTCGCATGACGCCACGCATTCTGATCGCTGGGACGAGTCATGTTCATGACGAGTACACTAGAGAACTCTGCAAGCTATGGTATCGCGTTGTAAAGACGCTTAACCCTGAGGATGACTTCATTCTGATCGATTGCGGCAGCCCGTTTGATCCTCGTCAATTTCTGCCTGAGAAAACCGAAGTGTTCCGGTTCGAGGAGAACATCGGTGCCATCAACCGTGGTGGTAAGGATGGAGCAGGACGTGGTGTGTGTATGGCGGTGGAGTGGGCTATTAAAGGTGGATACGATTACGTATCCATCACCGAG